TTTTTTTTTTTTTTTTTTTTTTTTTTTTTTTTTTTTTTTTTTTTTTTTTTTTTTTTTTTTTTTTTTTTTTTTTTTTTTTTTTTTTTTTTTTTTTTTTTTTTTTTTTTTTTTTTTTTTTTTTTTTTTTTTTTTTTTTTTTTTTTTTTTTTTTTTTTTCTTTTTTCTTTTTTCTTTTTTCTTTTCTTTTTCTTTTTTCTTTTTCTTTTTTCTTTTTTCTTTTTTCTTTTTTCTTTTTTCTTTTCTTTTTCTTTTTTCTTTTCTTTGTCTTTTTTTTAGATTTTGATTCTTTTTTTTCTATATCTTGATCGGATAATAGCTTGAACACGTATTCCTCATTGTATTCTTCGTAATCTTTATCTTTTATCCATTTGGTCAAGGACCCATCCTCATCATGCATTTTCATGTAATTGTATTTGATATAGGCCTGTTTTTTCTCTTTTTCTATTCTTCTTAAAAACGCAAAATATATTATTTGAGTGAAATACGAAAATGGATTTTTAGATTTTCTTGGATTGAAATTGTGAGCATACAACAAGCAATTTTCTATTCCATCCCCTACCATTTCTTCCCTAAACGGATAATTCATAAAATTAGGGCGATAAGAAAGATGTTCTGCTATTTTCAGAAAACATTCTGCAATATAATCTGTTATAGGCGGAGGCTTTTCTCCACAATCTTCTGCCTCCCTGAGTTGTTTTTTCCAGGCAATCATAGCCTTTAAAAATTTATCATTATTTACATATTGTTTTAGTTTTTTGTCTGGTTCCGACTCGCTCATATGATCATTATATCAAAAATTAATTTTTTTGCAAGCATCTGCTTGACAAATTCAAAACACGTTTTTATAATACTCTGTGTAGGTTTCAATGTTCTTTTGGCCCAGAGCTTAATTGTAATCGTCACTATTTGGATTTGAATTCCAATCTGTTGCTTTGTTGCCGAAGTCTTGACGATGCCGCTCGTCTCCCGTCCATTTGAGTTTTCGCTTGACTTCTTTAGCAATTTTATTTACATCATTGACATTAATTAATCCAGATTCCATCAAATCGATCATTACCTCTGGAGGAAACAATAAACTCATTTGAACCATCGGCATACTTTTGGATTTTCTTTTGTCCTTTGGTGGAAATAATTCGTTGTATAGATCCATTGGGTTTTTATTGAACTCTTCGGGGGTTGTTCCAGGATCGTCCATTGGATAGGCAGGACCTGCAGCACCCGGCATCTCGAATATGGTTCCAAACATATCTTTCAACAGTTTTTGCATTTCTTCATCGGTTATGTGCTGTGTTTTTTCTAATTCAGGCCTTGATTGTTTTACAGTGTTTTTAGGATTCTTCGGCAGAGAAAGAGGCTTTTTCTTGCTCTTGTTCAACAATTCCCGAGTGTAAATCTCTTTTGTTTCTGTGGAAGGGATAACGGAAGAAACAATATGATCCAATGGAATATTGGTGACTTTAGTTTCTGTTAGTTTCATCCAATCGTGAATGGTAACGATTTCGTGGGCCTGTGCCGTTACTGGGTGAACAACGGTTGACATTTTAAAGATATACGGATTTTCAACAGTGTATTTTAATTTTGTCTTTTTAATTACGTATGCAATCACTTCTTCGCCACTTTTTAATTTAAACAATAGGCACGGTTTAGATTTCATTAAAGACCTCCTAAGCGAATGAATCGCCTGTTGTGTATAAACTTCTCTCTATTATATATAAGTATTCGTTCGTCTAGATGACGAAGTGCGTGGTTGCGATATCGTTTCCAATGCAAATCGTCACCGATATCGTATACTGTAACTTCGTTTTTATTTTCAGCTTTACGCAAACCTCTTCCGATGGACTGTAAAATTCGGATCACGGACTTTGAAGGACTACTGAATATGATGTTTTTTATGTTTTTGATATTGATTCCCGTGGAACAAGTGCCGTAAGATGCTACAAGTATACAATTTTCTTCGGAGTTCAAAATTTGTCTGATTTTTTCTCGATCTTCGATGTCTGTGCCTCCGTAGATAAGATACACTTTTTTATCTGACGACTTCAACGATTCAAACAAAGGAATTCCGTGTTTTTCGACATAATTGAATAAAACCAAAGTATTTCCTTTTGTGGATTTTGCCAATCCGGAAATAAATTTATTTCGTTTATCGTTTGATATCAACCAATCTATCTCTTCTTGATATTTTGCTTTTTTGATTTGTTCTATGTCTTTGAGTGAATATTGCAGAATTAAACACTCTATTTTTAATTTGCTTAATAGATCAGAATCTATGAGTTCTTTTGTAGTCGTAACAGAAAATACTCCGCCAAATAATCCTTCAATAACCAATCGGTGGGTGTCGGTTCCGTCCAAAGTTCCAGTTGTTCCTATTCGATAAGGACAGTCCTTCAGTTTAGTCATTATTGAAGTCAATGATTTTGCCTTGAATAAATGACATTCGTCTCCAAATACAGCACCGAACTGAGAAAAATATGCTTCTGGTTCTTTATACAGGCTTTGCCAGGTGGAAACGACAATTTTTTTTGTGGTTTCTTTCGATTGACCAGAATAAATTGCATGATACGGATTCTCGGAAGAACCAGAATAGTCTCGAAAGTCATGCAACATCTGTGCAACCAATCCTGTATTGGGAACAATTATCAGAATTTTTTTATCAGAAGGAATCCGAGACAATAGGTATTGAAGCAAACAGTATATAATCAATGACTTTCCGCTGCCAGTCGGAGACAACAGCAGTATTCGTTTATTTGTTAATGCCTGTTTTATTGCTAATTGTTGGTGATCATGTAATTGAATTTCTTTTGTATTAGAATATAAAGGCAGATCGTTTATAAAAACTTCTAATTCTTTGTCGCTTGGGATATTGTTATTGTATTTCGGATAATATTCAGCACTATAATTTCTTTCTCGAAAGAACAATAACAGATGATCTAGTAGGCCTCGATACAAGTATCCGTTGATCATATTGAATAATCTTATTTTGCCGTCCCATAATCTATTTTTAAATGCTGGAGTATACTGAAAATTAGGAACACGAAATGTGAAATACGAACTAAGTTCTTTAGCTATTCCTCGTTCGCATTCTATTCGAAGATATACAGAATCTATTTCAACGATTCGAATCATATTCCTTGAGTAAATCGTATCCAATCCAATGCAGCTCGAATATTCCAAATTTTATTTGACATTAATTTGACCACTTGTTCCAGATAATTTACTTTTTCTCTTTGCATGATGCATTTAGATTCCAAGTGAATGACATCCGAGTCTGAGTGAATAAATCGATCCAAGTCCGTTTTAAGAAGATTTAAATCGAATTGTTCCCATCCTTTGTCTTTCAATTGTTCTTGTGACATCTTTCCGGAATAATATAACCACTTGTCTCGCAATAGAATTCTTAGATCATTTTCTAGTTTTGTGAGAACTAGTTTTTCGTCGGAATGTAAACACAAGTATTTGTTGTGAAGTTGAGGGTTTTTAGATGCCTCTTCGTTTAATGCAGATTGATCTATTTTTACATCCACATCCACCATTTTGCGTATTTCTTCTATTCGCATACCAAATCATATCATAAATTTATAAAAATTCAAGCTAAACTCTTAATTTCATACCAACTATACGCAAAAGAAGCCTGTGCGAGTATCGGATCAGCATCTGTCACAGAAGAATCAAAACTTATAGAACTCAATTCGGTTGGAAATACATCATAAAAAGTCACAGTGACTATTGGTGTCATGGCACTGTTCAATATAAAAAGAAATGCATCTGAAACTTTGTGTTCTTCTCGTAATGACTCGTAAGTTTTATCGTAACTTCCTGCCTGTTTCATCCAGTTGAAAAGCTCCAACCAATTTTTCATGTTTTCGTCCACCAAGAATCCAATCAGGAGATCGTCTTGTTGATATTGTGTACCAGGCCTTTTTATTGGGGCAATTCCAGTTTGCGTTCCTTGTAAACTGGTTCCGAATTGAATGCCTGGAAGATTTGCTCGTTGACAAAAATAATTCAATGTGGGAATTCTTTTAATATTAAAAACAAATCGATTTGATGTGAGATAATTGTTGGTGTCTGGTATAACTTGAGGCACTTGCAGATCGTAGGGGAGTTTAAAATTAATATTATTTTCTGATGTCATATTATGAACGATCTGTTGATAATTTACGTGTATGTATTTTAGTTGTAAAACTTAAATTCTCTACTGGTTGTGATTCGTTGCTTTTAACCACGATAACTTTATGAGTAGTAATATTGCCATCAGGGTGTAAAGTGGCATTACTTGCACTTTCTGTGGATACATTTATATCGATGTTGGAAGTTATTCCCATAGTAACACCACTCCAAGTAACGATACATGATCGGGTTTGTGTGGGTGGGCTTACGGTTATATTTGCATTGAAACCGGTATGAAACCTCAACATTTCCAATAGGTTTGTCTGCTGAGCCGTATCAAATGATATTCTGTCTTTAACTGTTGTTACAAATTCAGTAGATCCAGAAAGACCCCATAATATATCTCTAGTTATTCCTTGTATCGGAGTCTGATATGCGTCTGTTAAACTTATAGAAATATTTCCACTACTTGCATTTATATCCCCCGCCACTGGACAATTTGCAAAGTGTTGAGCTACGGGTTTTGCAAATTGTTGAAAAATATTATGTCCGCTGACACCAGACATTGCTGCGATTAAGTCTAATGCATTGTAATTGATACCAGATTCAAGTATAACGACTCTATTGCCGGAATAAATTGAAAATTGACCAAAGTCTGCGTGTCGATGTCCGTCTGTAGGATTTGATCCTTTCATCCAAATACAAAAACTAGGATTAGGTTGGGAGGAGGATGTTATTTGACTCGGAGATAATCTATGCTGACGCCATACAGCAAAATTAGCATTATTATATATTTTAAAGTTATCTATATTGTAATTTGTTAGTCTTTGATCTGATGGTATATCATCGTATATTTTTTCGTATTGAATAGCGCGTAAAGAAGTATTAGTGTTGGAACCGGGAAAATGAATTTTCAAATTTTGAATTGCTTTGGTATCTCTATTAAAATATTCATAAAAAGCTAAACCTGAAATTAATTGATTATCTGTAATCGTATTTTCCAAACCAGACCTTATCATATTTGCTCGATTATCAGAATAATTTGCTATAAAATTTCCCGGCAAGTGATGATCAATTAACCAATTCCAATGAGATCCAATCCATCCCTGAAACTGTAAATGTCTATTTTCATTTTTTTCCGCAGGAATTTTTTTCATAAGTAAAAGCAGATTTAATATATTTTGTGCAGTTTGTTCGGAATACGCATATCCTTCGCTGAAAGATCCATCACTTCTACATGATATTAAACCACTCAATAACAAAGTGACTCCTAAATTATATACTGCCAAATATTTCTGATCTTCTAAAACCAAAGGAATTGCTATCATTGCAGAATTGGGTTCAATCCACTGATTGGTGTTTGGCTGACCACTACTGGGACCTCCTGGAATAGATCCTTTTGTGTACCATCCTAGTTGATCTTTCCAATTCAAAACAAGATTAAATAGTTCATATTCAAGTGCAGTACGAAGTTTTTGGATATTATTTGAATTTATACCAGGTTTTAGGTTCTGGGGTATTTTTTCTATTATGTGTAGTCCAAAACATACCGGTAGTGTTATCCAACCATTTGCTAAATAAGCCCCATCTTCGACAGTCGAATTTTCACATAGTCCTGATGGCGTATCACGAAATCCTATGGTCCATCCTTTTCTTTGAAATTTTATTTTTCCGTTTTCTGTATCTGTGTATTGTGACACTTTATCGAATACATCATTGATTTTATTAATTAATTCCGTGCGCGTTGTAGGTGTAATTTGAGGATGATAAAGAGATAAAACTAAAGGATGCATAGAAATTCGCATCCAATATCCTTGCGACACATCTCTTTCGGAACGTATTCTGGTTATTGCCTGCAAAGTACATCCGTCTGTAAACATACGGTCTGCTATAACTTCTTCGGTCATCCATCCAGGAAAGAACAATTTTTGAGTGTCTAGATCTTGTAAAGTGAATTTTCTAGTATAAGTTTGAGCATCGTAGATGTTCTTGTCTTGATTCGATGAGTTTTTCCACGTGCGAACCAAAGGTTGACCAAAATTAGTTATACTATCGAACTTTGGTGTACTTGCTACTTCTGCCCACGATATTCCAGTTTGGTAAGAATCTTGAAAAGTAATTTGTCTCGATTTATCCTCTGGAGATACATTATCTATTCTATCGGCCACAATATCACACCAATATTCAAGTTGAGACGAACCAGATGACGGCGGATTGGGTGGAGTTATGATTATTTTTTCTGTATTAAATTTTTGACCAGATGTAAATCCTCTATATCCGAATTTTCTTTCTGTTGTATTTCCCCAACCCCACAGATCGCCGTTTTGTTGTAATGCAAATGACATTCTTCTTTGAGCGAAAACATAAACACATGGATTACTTGGATTTGGTATTGTTAATACATTCGGGACAGCACATTCCCCGTCGTTATTTTCGCCCCAACAAACTACTGTACCATCGTCTTTCAACCCAACGAAATGATGATATCCGCCAGATATCTGTTTGAATGGACCTGATGGAACCGAAGAAGATTCTCCCCATTCATTTCGATCCCAAACAAATGCATCACCATTCGGTAGAATTACAGCATTGTTGTAATACGATGATCCGATTCCTTTAACAGATGATTTATTATTTTTAAGAGTTTTAACAAACGACGCTGTATCGTCTCCTTCTAGTGCTGGCGGCCAGGGTCTTGGTACGAAGATACCGTCATCGTTTGTTGTTCCCCATCCGTTTTCTTCTCTTCCTAATGTGAATCCAGAACCCTCTCTTAGATATCCATTAGGATGTTTTCCACTTCCCGTTACAGTATAATAATAATTCCATCCCCAGGTTTCTATTGTTCCGTCTTCTGTTAATAAGATAAAATGAGATCTTCCTGCCGATATGTCTTTATATTTTTTGTTCGAAATTCCAAATACAGAATTTCCGGGAAAATTACTTCGAATATCTTTCGGTAAAGTCGAAGAATTAAAATACCCAGTCATGCCTGCTGCCATTAAAATTCTGTCATTTTCTTGTATATGCCAAGCACCCAAATGGCTGTAATTTGCTCCGCTTTTTCCCACAGACTCTCTATCGAAATAATAATCATTTGGAGCTCCAGTTAATGTCCAACCCGAAGGAGAGTCTTTTTGTGGATTTCTGCCACAATTTGGTTGTTGAAATCTATATTGTCTCCACGAAAGAGATGCATCCCAGGAAATTCCATCTAAATCATCAGCATCATATTCGGAATTTGAATTACCAAAGCATCCATCATTAAAAGCAGAAGATACTATGTATGTGGATAAACTTGAACCTTGTGTTTGTGCCACATATCCGGTCCATCCCGAAATATACGTGGCATTATTTTTGACAGGAATGGGTATTTTTCCAATAGGACTCCATATGTGATTTGCTTCATTATTTGTTGGATTTGAATTTGTGTCATTGTTATAAGACGTTACTTCACCGTTCTCGAACAAGACACAAACACTCCTTGATCCGCATGCTATCTTTTTAATTTGTATTCCATCGAGTCTTTTGCCCGATTGTTGATAATGTGACACTTGTTCCATAAACCACGAAGTCGGTTGTTTTAAATTGTTTATAGTGTCCTGCGATGCTGCTTTTGGATGACCCCATGCAGTGAGAGATCGTATACCATTTTTTTCTATTAGAGCTACAACAAATCCGTAACCTTGTTCTATTTGTAAAACTCCGGTTATTCCAGGAGGAGGAGTCAAATCAAATCCATTCGTTCCTTCATTATTGGTTAATGCATTTGCCACTCCCTTGTGTACAAACCCACCTTGGGGATTTTCCGGATCCGGATCCCATCCTGATATAGATTTTATTTCTGATGTAAACCCAGTTGTGTAAAATATTACATTATTTAAACCCAATCCACCTGATATTACTGCTCCTTGTTGTGCCGCTGGGGGCGAAGAGCATGTAGTTGGTGTACATTGGGATCCGTCTCCTTGATATTCGCCGCCCGCTGCCACGCATTGTGATTCGGTTGTAGTTGAGCAGAATTCGTTTATACAACAAGCTCCCAAAATAGAAAAGTCTTGACAGTTGCTTCCGTCTCCTTGATATTCGCCGCCCGCTGCCACGCATTGTAATTGGGTTATTGTAACACAACCGTTGCTCGTATTACACGCTCCGATCGGTTCAATTACTCCATCGTTTATCAATAAGTAGTCTTGTATTCTGTGTGAACCGTGAATATCTAATGTAGTGGGTGAGTTGTCTCGTAATAATTGCCATTGCTGATTTCTCGAATTTGCGATTCTTTTTTGTATCAGATAATTCAATAAAGAGTATTTGTTGCCCGCAGAAAACTGGATACTTGTTGTGTTTATATCTGGTAAGTATACATACTGACCAAGACCATTCGGATATCTTTTAAAATACCATCCTTTCGCATAGGTGTAATTTACATTTAATCCATTGGATATTGTTTGTATATAATTTGGATTTTCTGGTATCACAGTATCGTCTTCTGTGAGAAAACCACCAGAAATTCCATTTTCAAGTTTATATACTCCATCGACATTAATATACACCAACCAATTTTTTAGAAGATTACAATATACTGTATTTTGTGTTTGACATTGTTCTTGTAATTCGTTTAATTCTTGTGCCTGTAGGGATGCTGCGCTATAAAAACCATGATATGACATGTTTTTGTAGTTAAAGGTATCAGCATATGAGAATAAATTTATGTCATCATCAAATCTAGAACCATAGGTTGAACCAGACAACGGAGTGGGCATAGTGTTACAGTATTTATATGAAAGAAATCAAATTGTTTGAAACAAAATCAACATAAAATAAAAAAGGGGGATCGAAATCCCCCTTTTTTGAGAATCAATATCTATTCAATATCACTGAACTCCGTTGCCGTGAACGTTGCGAACTCGGAACACACGGTAGTATTCGTTCGTGTTAGCAACAAGTTGGCTACTTACGGATCCACGACCTCGAGCGAATGGATTTTGTGCCATGCCGTAACGAGTTTTGAATCCAATCTTGGGTTGGAAAGATCCTTGATCCACTGCACGAACCATCTGGAGTGGAACGTATGGGCAATAGAAGATACCAGCGTCATAAGGATTTGCACCCTTGTAACCGACCACAGCGAAATCTACACCGGATGCAACGAACGGATCGATGAAGACTTTCATCTTGTTGTTAAGAATACCGGCAAAGATGTTTCCGGTATCGTCAACATTAAGATTAACATTGAGTGCAGGAGAGATTGTTAAGAATCCACCCATTGCAAGTGCAGAGGCAACGTCCGCAGAGCAGATAACAAAGTTACCCTTTCCTCTACGAGTCTTCTTGGCAATTTCGTTTGCTTCGCGTTCGATTTGGAACATGAGACCACGGAAGCGTTCTGCACTCCAACGACCGTCGGCATCAACCGATAAGTCGTAGACACCACCTGCACCGGCAAGATCAGATTGTTGACAACCAACCTTGGCTGTGGTGTAAACTGTGCGAAGAATTTCTCGGTTGATTTCATTGAGAATTTCAACACTGAGAATGTTTGCCAATTCTGCCTCTGCATCTAATCCGTGAACTGCCTTGAGGTCTTGTGCGAGTTCTGTGGTGTATTCTGCTTTGAGGGCACGAGTTTTTGCCTCGACAGCAACTCGTTCGATAGAGAATGCCATTTCTTTGAAAGATCCACTACCGGCAGCACCGTCGCCGAGGCGTTCGCCGGTTCCGGTGAGCATGGCTCGGAATCCGTCGAGGTTGTCGACAGCCTCTCCGTTTGAACCGATCGGAGTAACTGAACCACCAGACGCTCCTATCGAAGTTGCGCCTTCGCCCGAGAACTTGCCCCATGGTTCATCGAATGCCGCTTCGTCGCCGGTTTGACTGTCGAACTTGGATCTCATTGCAAAGATCAATCCGGTTGGCGCGCTCATGGGTTGAACCGATGCCACATCATAGGCAACGACATTGGGCATGGCGCGACGAACTAGACTAATCAGGATGGGATCGTAACCAGCAAGTGCCTGGCCTCCGGAATTTGTCACACTGAATGGACCACCCATAGCATTAACCGGTGTTCCTTCAGTGAGATATTGTTCTCTGAGTGCCTGAGTTTGATTCTCTAAAAGCATGGCAGTGCATCGGCGACGATGAATGTCGTCGATCTTGGGCATATCCGAGTGATCCACTACAGGTGCCCATTTTTCTAACAAGGCGTCATACGGTGTTGTGTTGTTGAAATCCATTTATTGATTCTCCTATTGAATGTATTTATACTTTTAATTATTTTGACGTCAGGCGAGGAAAGTGAGATCTCCGCCGGTGAGACCAGTGAACGAATGAAGTCTGACAGGAATATATTCTGGGGAATTGGCCCGTGCCACGTTAGTTTGAGTTCCTGCGAGTGTTGTGCCCGAAGCAGTGTAAAAAACTGGAGTGAACGTTATTCCACCAGCATTCAATGCAGTTGCAAGAACTGCAGAGTGCTTGGTGATGTTTGCTGCAGCAGAAGCGGAAGCAAGAGTTACTCCTGAGTTTGCTCCGTCTGTTGCCTTTTGTACCGATACAACTTGTTTGTGAATTCTAGACATTGGTATTGATTCTCCTTGTTTTGTTTATTTATATTTTGAAATATTTTCAGTTACGTTTGCCACTAATCTTTAATTGACGACTTATTGCAGAAACATATTCTTCCATCAGTGGATTTGGCGAAGAAACACCAGAAGAACCTGATACTTCAATTGGCGAATTTGTTTTAGATTCTGCCCCGAAATACGATTCTTTTAACAGTTTAACTTTATCAGCGTACTGTTCAACAGATTGAAAATCTAAATTTTCTGCAAGTTTCGCAAGTTTTTCTGTTTCTGTGTCAGTAAGGTCTTCTGAAATCACAGAAAATTGTTCTGCACACAAACGACCCAGTAACTCGGATTTTAGGTGAATATTCTGGTTGATTGTTTCATTCAATGAATTTTCTAATTTACTGTTTTGTTCAAACAGATCGTCTACCAGATCTACTTTTTCTTCCGGAATTTGTACATACGAATCTTCAAACAATTTCTTTAATCCTGAAATGAAGTTTTCAGCAATTTCTGTTCTGAGACCCTTTTCCACTTCAACTTGATTTTCTTTAAGCCATTCTCTGCTTACTTCGGTCAGATAACTGTCTATAGCTTCTGTGATGTAATTTAAACCAGAAGTTATAGATTTTTCTGTTTCTTCTTTGATGACATTTGAGCTTGCTTCGATTAAAGTTTCTTCGATTTCAGCAACACGAGCTGAAACAGCTGCTTCGAAAATAGTTTGTACTTTTTCTTTGAAGTCTTCGGTTAATGTTTCTCCGTTGAAAATAGCTTGAATATAATCTTCTGTTTTCATTTTTTTATCCTCGTCTTCGGTTTCCTCGGTTTCTTCTTCGGTTTCTTCTTCGGTTTCTTCTTCGGTTTCGTCTTCGGTTTCTTCTTCGGTTTCGTCTTCATCCTGAACAGGTGCTTGTTGGCCACCCATTACTGCACGAAGTGCAGCATCCCATGAACCGCCACCGGGTCTGAGTGATGCCATATTTGCCTGAGCCTGTCCGTCTTGTGCGATGGCGCCAGCATCAACGGAACCTCTTCCACTTGCGTCTTGATCTCCACGACCACTAAAATCTCTTACTCTTTGTTGATTGTTTTGCACAGTCATATCCTCCGTTTTGTGTGATATTTATAATTTGGAATTATTACAATTATAAACCGTTAATGAATTTTTTAAACAGTTTGAGTGTAGTTTCTTCTAGACGACTAGAAGGCGTATTTTTAATTTTTTGATGCATCTTGGATATTTCTTCTTCTCGCAGAAAGCCGTTGTCCCATATCCATTGTTTTCCTTCTAAAATACCGTTAACGAATGCACCGGGAGCAGATGGATCTGCAACGATATCTATTGCAGACAACATGAAATCGGGTTGAACTTCATTCACTTCGTTGATCTTTTTCAAAGAACCCATTCCACGAGAAGATACTCCGAGACGAGCTCCTTCTTCAATTAAACTCTTTGCGATATTGCCCATCGGAGTAGACAAAATTTTTGCTCGACCGATGACATCGTTTCCGGATTGCCGTAATTCTGTTATCATGTGAGATACACGATCCAAATTAACGGTTGGACTCGATGGATGATTTAATTCTCCGAAAGATCGTTTTTCTTGAATAAGACTCTTTGAGTATCGTTCACATTCTTTCATTAAAATCTTGGTGGGATATTTTCTGCCGTTGCGATTAACAGTTTCTGCCTGAAGCATTATTCCTTCAATGAAATAAGACTTAGGTTTGCCCTCTGTTGCCTCTTCTATTACGGGCTTTACCCAGTCGAAAGATTGTTCTGTTATTAATAGCATCAATATCCTTGTTTATTTTTTTGAATAGCGGCACGTTTTTTCATCAAGTATTTGTCTTGCTCGTCGTCTTTTCCATCATTATTGACATCACTGTCTTCTTCTCCTACCGGATCTGTTTTGGTTTCAAGTAGATTGGATGCTGTGTTTTGCAATTGATTTTCTAAAACCAATCCAATTTTTTGAGCAAGTGTTTCGTGAATTATGGATTTTGCCTGATTGAAGTTTTTTTCTAAAATTAATTCTATTATTTTTTTGCTAGACATAAGTGCTCCTATTTATAATATTGTGAATCTTAGATGGATTGTCTAAAAATATCTTGTTTAATTTGTTCTTTTTTAATCTTGCATTATTTATAAAAAATTTGAGTTTTGAGGCTTCATTTGATGTGATATATATTGTTTTTTTATTCTTGAATGATATTTTTTTAGGAATTTTAGTTTTTTCCACCATTGTTAAAAAATTATAAAAATCGGTATCAAAATACCTAAATGTATTATTGTATACCGAGTCTTTAGAGTTCACTGATTTATTCAGTTTCGGCACTTGATTCTCCTTGTAGATTTTGAGCCTCTTGTTGCATCGCTAAATCTCGTTGTTGTTGTTCCATCTGTTGTTGTATTTTAATCTCTCGCTCTCGGGCCATTTCTTGATCCATTAGAGCCATTTCTTCGTCTGTTTGATTTAGAATTTGTTTTCTAATATACTTGTCTGAAAATAAAGTACCAGAAGCCTGTTGCATGATTCCAAGCATATCAACTTTTGCTTTTAGTATTTCCATATTTTTCAACTCATCGAAATACGAATCCTTGTTGAATTTGAAGTCAATGTAATATTCGATAGATTTCCAATCATTTGGAGTCATTAATCCTTTGAGAATGCATTGTTTTTTGAGCAAATCTAAAAACAATTCCGAGAATTTCATTCGCAGTTTTTCAATGAATTTGAAAAATTTAACTTCGTCTCGGGTTATTTCTCCCATCCTGCCCATATTGAATCCGTTTTGAGTTTCGAGACGACTGAGTGGGACATTGAGAGAACGAAACAATTTTTTCAACAAGTAATCTACGTCTTCCAATTGACCCAATTGTTGTCCACCGTCAAGTGTTGTGACTTCTGTTCCTCGCCCTCCGTCTCTGCGAGGAATCCAAAAATCTTCTAACATGGAATTATGGTTGAAATCGTCTTTGATCTGACCGGTTTTAGGATCATATGAAAGTTTGTTTCTGTAACGAACCATAAGATCTTTCATATACTGTTCTGCTTTTTGTTTGGGAAGATTTCCTACATCCACATAAAATATTCTTCGTTCTGGTGCGCGAGACATGCGATAAATAACAACTGCATCTTCTATTTGACGAAGCATGTTCAAGGGTCTGATTGCTTTGTGCAAGTAACCCATTACCTTTTTTGTGGTTTGATCTATAATTCCGGAATGAACATAAGTTACAGAATCTGGTGATATTTTGATTCCAGTGTTTGTGGTGGGCAACAAAGAGTCCACAGAAGTATCAGTATACAAAAAATGTTCGTCTATGTTTTTTATAACATAAATTTGTTTTGTTTCTGTGCCTGTTCCTATTGTCTTTAATTCTTTTTCTATTTTTCTGACTTTTGTTATTTTGGTCGGATCAATTGATCGAAGTTCTTGTATTCCTCGCTCGGGTCTATCTGTGTCTATGATGTCATGAAAATACAATCTTCCGTCGATATACCATTTTCTAAAATACTCGTATCCTTTGCTTTTAAAATCTAATAATTTAAGAATTCCTTCATATTCTTCGTTCATTTTTCGTTTGATGTTTTCTGAAAGAGGCACTTTTGTGAGATCTAAACGAACGGAAGTTCCATCTGGTTCAAAAACCAAAGATTCATTTACAATATCTTCTATTGCCATGTCTACTTCTGGATAAAGAGACATGGATCTGTATTGTTGTATGGATTGTGCATCATTACTATATGCAAGACCGCCAAAGTCATAAACGGAGGCCATAAGGCCTCCGCTTTCTACAACATATGTTCCGTCATATGAATCCGGAGCAACAAAAGAATCCATTCCTGATTTAGGAATAGATCCTGTTGATCCTATAGACTGTCGGCCGAAAGAAAATCCAAATAATTCAAATGCCATATATCATTATGTATAACAGAAAGATTATACGAATTCGTGATAATCGTATGCAACAGTTAAACTGAATTCGGCAAAACTATCGTAAGAATCGTGAGACAAATCAATGGGACTCACACTAACCGGCCAACAATGTCTCAGTGCCATGCGACGATTTGGGCCTGGACCCAAAAATCCAGGATGTGTGGTTCCGAATCCTCCATGGCGATCATCGCCGTAGTTTAATTGCCAGTCCGTACTGACGTCAGCATTGTATCTGTGATCTCGGGCGTTATCCATCAATTGCATCCAGTCTTCCAGTCGCCTGCGAATATCTCGGTCGGAACTGTCGTACACAGTCATGGTCCATTCTCCGAATTGTCTTTCTCCGGAAAATTTGACAATTCTGCCCTGATATGCAACCGGAATCATTCCGATATCACTTCCAGGGAACGAAACAGCTCGAACGTATACTTTTTCAGCACCGTTAAATCCTGCATTTCCGATAAATGGACAGTACAACGTGTATCTGTTTGCTCGTATACCAGCAAAGGTGTTTCTGAATTGAGTTAATGTGTTTGGATTGGTCGACATTTATTCTCCTTCTTATGTGTTGGTCAATGTTACGGTGATGTAGTTGATTGATCCAGGAACTTTTACACGAATATCTGCAACAAATGATTTCGAGTCTATTACTTGTGGTGGATTGTTGGAGTCATCGCATATGATCGAGTATTCAGTCAATCCTCCCAGAGATTGAATTCGCAACAACGCACTGTCTGCCAGACTCTTGAATCGTTCTCTCGTATCTGGAGTGTTGTTATCAAACAAAATGTCTTGTGCCAGTGGCAACAATCTTCGTTTGATTTCTATTATTGTTCTCACAACATTGATTGAAACCAGAGTCGATGTCGATTCGGCGTGAGTGATATCACCGAACAAGAAAGTACCAGAACCTTTGACTGTAACAATCGGATTCACTCCCTTTGAGTATAATGCATCTTGTTCTGCTGCACTCAATTTCTTTGTTAGGCTTACAGAATTTAGAACTTGACCTTTTCGAGGACCAGCTGGACTGATCCAAGGATAATTGATTTCGTCGTTTCGACAAATAATCCCGGCGAGATCCACACACAGTGGAGTTTGAATTAGTGAGCTTGTTCCAGTAGATGCGGTGGAATTTAAATGGTTTTTAAATCCGGCTGTGGATATGAGGAATTCGTTGTTTGGTGTCACAGCATCTATATTACTAGAAGATAGTGTTCCTGTTATTCCTGCATTCACTATTCCAATGACTGGTGCCTCACTTGTTTTGAGTGCATTAACTATAGTGACTACATCGCTTCTGTCTTGAGGTGCAGTATATGTCCCAGCAGACCAACCAGCATCCGAGTGAAACGGTTGAAATATAATATCGTATTCGTATGCAGTCGAGGCAAAATCTGAAGCAGAGGTGACCGGATTTACGAGATTCCCTGACGGATTTACTCCTAATTTGCCGGTCCACCCCGGTCCCGCAAATCCTACAACAACTTGAGCGCCGTATTGCAACACGTTTTGGACTGCCCACCAATGAGGTCTGAATTTATTGGTTGAATCAAACGTGAAACCTTCTCCGGAACTACCTTCTAACTTTTGCAGAGAATATGTTTCGCCGTATTTACCGTTTAAAAGGCCTATTGCACCACCTGATGAGATTCCATTAGTGCCGCTAACTCCATTCATTATGATGGATAATCCTTCCGGAGTTCCGGATGTTACTCCGATTACTTGTTGCGCCAGTATTTTTACTCGTTCAAACCAGTCACCGATTGTTTCGATTCTCATTGCACCGTCTTCTATTTCTCTGGCTGTTGCCAACAAATGCAGAGACGGTGCATAACATGCAGCAATCGTATCAGAAATTCCCGGCACTCGAACAGGAAACACGAACGAATCGTCTGCCAGTCTTATTTGAAGTTGTGGTCTTGGTCTGGTTGCCATTTTTTATTCTCCTTTAAACTCTGTATTTATAATTTCAGAAATTTAGAAAAATTTAGTCTGTCGGTATAAATTTATCCATTTTTTTGAATTTTCTTTGTGATCAACGGAAATCCAGTTGTCGGGGGATTCGTTCATTGAATTTTCTTCATTCGTGTCATCAACAGATACCGGATCTCCGTCTATGATGTATCCAAACGGAAGCAAGTCTTCTTCTATTTTCTTCATTTCTTGTGAATACATTTCTGTTCTTATATCAGAATCGGTGATATTTTTAAAAAAGTCTTGTCTTGTTGCCCAAGAAAATAAAACCAATGTCATGGTTAAATCGTCGGTGTATCCGTCTTCTGCCTGAAACGAAGAATGATTTGCAATAAAAGTTGTAAGTTCTTCGATAATATCCGAATCTTCTACAATAAGTTTATCATTTTCTATTAAATTTTTCAAAACAGCACAACCAACCTTTTTCACAATTTGACTGGTTTTAATTCCAAGTTGACGAGATTTTTTGCTTCCAAATCCCTCGTTTAAGACCTGACCCTTTCTTCCCAATACATTAGATTTGACTAAATTTTCGTATTCCAGATCGTTGTGTAGTATATCTGCAACCTGAGAACCTATATCATTCAATTCCACCATCACATACGCATTATTGTATCTTCCTGCTACTGCCCGTATGATAGACGGAAACAGTAACGGGGAAACTGTGTTATTTTTATATTTTGCAACAATTTTATACGGAAACTGGCTTATATCAACAACAGTGAATGCACTGTAGTCTTTACCTTGACCACGTGCCACATCCACAGTCATAAAATAAATATTGGATTTTCCTTCTTGTGTTGATTCCGGTGGATTTTCCAATATGGTTAATCCGTCATTGGTTTTGGATATAGGCTTTTTCCATACCAGATTGTTTAATTTTTGGGACGAGATCAGAGTATTTGTGGATCCCACAAAGTCACAGACGAATTCTTCTTGAAATTGTCTTTCTGAAGAATTTCTTATTGTTTCTCTCTTCCATTCTTCGTCGCGTAGAGGCCCTCCTGGATATTTTGGAACTTCATTCCACGTGACTTCTATTGGAATATACTCGTTTTGCTTGCTTTGTGCCCCTTTCCAGAATCGATAAAACATATTTAATCCTTTGGGCGTTGAAATCATTATGACTCGGGTTGTTTGTCCTGCTGTGATTGTGGGATAAACCGAACTGAAAAATTCTTCTGCAACTGTTGTGGGAACGTGTGCGTATTCGTCTAAAAGAATAACGTTATAAGAACCACCACGAATCGCACTCGAAGAAGTTGCAGCTGCAATTATACGAGATCCATTTTCTAAAACTATGGAATGTTTATTCCATTCTCGAACTCCTTGTTGCAACCACAACGGAAGATATTCATAAGAAAGTTTTAAACGAGCAAGAATTTCTCGTGCAGTTGATTGTTTGTTTGCAAGTATTGCAATATTAACACTTTGATTGAATAATATGTAATGCAATAAATACGATGCCACTGTTGTTGTTTTTCCACTCTGTCTTGGTAGTTTCGCTATTACAAATCGATTGTGGTGTATCAGATCAATCATTTTTCTTTGATACGGATACATTTCGAACGGAACAAGACCTTTATCGAGAGAAACTACCTTGATGTATTTTGACACAAAATAAGTCGGATCTTTCGCACATTTCATGTATTCTTCTATTTGTTCTTTTGTAAATTCTAATCTTTGACCTTCTGGTTTTAGATTAGTGTTTCCCAAATAACCCGGTTTTCTCATTCTGTTTCTTCTTTCTCAAAAACTTTTAACGGACTTCTTTCTTTGTTGATTAAATTTTGAAGATCACTGGTTGATCCCACGTATATTGAATTATTTGTTGTGTTTTTAACTGTAATTTTTTTAGATTCTGTGTTTGACATTTTTTCGTGTATGTCCATGAGATCTTTATTCATTTCACTCAACGTTTTAATCATATTGGATAACACTTCATACGCTCGTGGGGAATCAGATTCTGTAGCTACTTTCAATATACCGTCAAGGGCACTCATTCCGGTATCGATGAGAGACGATATATTTTTTCTAGCCGAATTGAAATCTCCAGCCAAATCTGTTGATTCTTTTTCTGGAGCAACTCTAACAACAGCAGTTTCTTGCGGAACTCCATCGGGAATAAAATCTATATTCAATGCATCTGATATTTTTTCATTACTGGATTTCATGCGGTATTTCCTGGAGACCATGTAATAGAAGAAGAACCTATGTTTGCATTTCCGGTATATCCAATATCTCCAATAAACTGATTGCCAGTCATTCCATCGAAAAAATTAATATCAGTGGTCTCGATAATGCCACTCGTATTAGTCTTTGTTGGAGAATATATGTATCCTTTCATATTAAATTGTAAAACAGAAACAATGGATCTTCTTTGGTCGAACGATCCTTCATAATCTTCGTTGATATCCACATCTGTTAAAACGATAGGAACATCTACCTTTGTATACAATTTATTCATATTCATTGTAACAGTGAAATCTGGAGTGAAATACGGCACAATTTGTTCTATTACTTGCAGCGAATGTTGCATGCTTCGAGAAAACACATATAGTGCAAAGGCAAAATTATAAGGAGATTCAGAAAAAGCTTTCAAAGAAACACCCTCGACAATTTTTCTTTTTTCTTTTAATTTATTCAATCTCCGTGATGGATCATATTGTATGTTTACTAATTCGAATCCCATTCTGGGCAAATCCATTTGAATGTGTGTTTCGTCTGATATTCCGCTCTCGTTTATTATTATTTGGATAAATTTTTCTTTTGGTCCAAATGAAATAGGAACTCTTCTTTTTTCTATTTGACCGTTTCTTTCCGTCATTGTGTATACAGAACTAAACAAAGATCCAAATGCAATCACATGTTTTTTAATAATGTCATCGAAACCGTTCGTTAGTATTTGATTAAACATCAATAGTTTCCTTCCGAGAACGGATCAATATCACTGAAATCAAAAATAGTAATAGTTTTTTGTTTCAAATCATTGTTGTCGTTTACGTTTTTATTTGTTAATGGATCAGTGGGAATAATTCTGTCGCTGGTTGTTCCAGATATTCGGAAATAATATTCTGCACCAGAAACACTGCCTTTAATCGTTTGAGATTGATTATACGAGAACGATCCACTGATTCCACTCAAATACAAAGCATTCATTGTTGTCCCACGAATAAAATCCACAACAGTTGCGGTTGCAGTAGCGTTGGTCAGGGTTGCCCCGTTTCCTGTTACTCCCAACACCTGAAATACTAATTCTCCGTCTCTGATTTGATTCGAGCCTGTAATGGGAGTTCCGTGAATATATGCCAAAGTAGCAGCGGTTTTTCTTTTTGTTTCTATTACATCAATATCAGTCACTCCAGTATCTATAGATTCTCCGTCGTAAGTGAACAATTCTAATGTGAGCATATAGGTGGTCAGACTTCCCAGTTGATAAAACGGAAATTCGTCTTCCACGTAATTGATTTCGAATAAAGATTTTGATAAAGGAAGATAAATTAAATCTCCTGCTCGGGGTTTTAATATTTCATTTCGTTTGATTTTAATTTCTTGTTCAAATCTCGTCTTGGACAATAAAATAGTACAACGATCTGTTATTTGTACTCCGAATTTTGCGATAATGTCTCGGTTTCCTTGAAATCGATCAACATCTACAAGATAGGCTTCTATCGGATAACCTTCTGTGAATTTGGCCTCGGGATCTTCTCCGAATATGTTATCGATATTGAGATAATCTCGGGGTATATACAAAACATCTCGACCCATTGCACGAATGGTTTCAACAGTCAGTTCATTGATTAGTCTTTGTTCTCTTTCAGAATCGTATGATCTGAAATACGGATTTGTTGCCATTATTTATCCTATAAAAAAATCAGAAGGTAATTCGTGTGTGGATCGTATCTCAGCTTCAATGAGTTCTATTTCTTGCATTGCCTCTTGCTGAATTGCCGTGCCTCTCGTGGTTATTCCTCCTGGCAACTGAACTCCATCAAACTTTGCCATGTTTGCGCCCCACTGTCTTTTAATTAAAGCAGTAACATACTTTTTCAATAATCTGTCGTCATATATTTCGGTATATTTGTTGGGATCCAATGCAGCGTATGCCTCTATTACCATAACCGATCCTTCTGTTAATTCTTCCATGGAACCATCGATATAAATTCTATTTTTAACTTTGCTGAATCTTATAGATTTTTCTGGTGCAAAAAATTGTTCAATTAAACTGATGTATCGTTTTGTTGCACTATATTGTGGAAGACCCAAAGAACTCTGTGATGCCAGTCCTCGATTTATTCCAAAATAATCAGTGAGGGCAAGTTGATATCGGATATCAAACATATTGATATTGGCAAAATTACTGAATCGAAACAAACGAACAACACTCACTATGGTTGAACCGTCTGGTCCGTCTCCGGTTATTCCAGATGGATTCGTTAAATTTTCAGTGTCTATGTATTTTTTTTCTATATTATCTGCTGTCATTGTGTATTTGAAATACACTTTTTCTACCCCATCGAAGTGTCTTTCCGAAAACAATTCCAAAGCATCGTCTACTCGATCAAGACATTGTTCGTGATCCACGTTGATGTCTATTACCGGATGTCCGAGTGACCGAAGTGCGTATTTAATAATTTTATCTTTTGAATTGACATTTCCCATTAATTTTTGCTCCTATTTATTTATAAGGAGCCTATTCTCTACTTGATGGATTTAAGTTCCGGGATCTTCTGGAGAAGTCACGGGAATTATAGTCAATTCTTCAAGTTTCATTTTTTCAATATATGCTCTGCGAGTGACAGGAGGAATGGATTCTTCTGGTCCTGATTCTTTATAATTAGAAAACCCTGGCATTTGTAACGGACACGAAAGTTTCGGATAGTCTAATTTACTGTATTCGTTGGATGTTCCGTTGAGCCAAGTCAGTGGTTTATCTCCACATCCACAGCCTCCGCAGAAAAATTTCCCAGGAGTTGCACTTTTTTGTAAATATTCACATGGAGGCAGAACTCCTCCTGTGTCTTTGTTACCGAAACAACTTATAACACGTAATTGTTTCAACGGAACATTTACTTTTTCGCTGTTTATTCCTTTTGATGCTATAGCACTAATAAAACTTGTTGCCATTCCGAATCCTTTTGCGATTGGATTTGTGGATTGTATTTCTCGAGATTTGAATTCTTGTGTCATATTGAAGTCTTTCTTTGATTTCAACCAAGGCGGATTGTTCGTTGTATTTATATTTGGATTTTGCGTCCATTTGTTTGCATGGGTTAATAAGTGTTCCACTTGAATATCTTTTTTTTCTGATTGTGCTTCACAACCAGATCCAACACATTTTTGGCTTTTGTTTTTGTTACAACCACAACCCATAGCGATTTTTCAAATTAAAGGAATTGCTCTGAAATGAATCAAATTGAGACGATTATTTGGATTTACAAGATAATATTTATTATCTGCCTGAAATATGCTTATGCCGCGCATGTATTTTCTATTATATTCTTTTGTTTTCGGATATAAAACCGCGCTTTCGAAAAATACTGTAGAAGACACCAATACAGAATTAGTATTTGTCATCATAGTATGTATTGTATTCTTTAAGGAAAAATGAGATTTCATTTGTTTTTTCAACCAAATCAATTCACCAAACGATGGAATATAAAAATCCAACCAAGTTTTTTTTGATTTTTCTTCTGGTTCTTGGTTTTCCTCATTCAGTGTTGATTGTATTCGATTTCCGAAAACTTTATTGTAGATGCCACTATATAAAGAAGTTTGATTGTTGAGTGGAAGATGTTTCGAGAAACTATAAGACTGCAGTTTAGGATAAATTAAAATGGCATATTTGGATGAATCGGTTGATGTGTGATTTGTTGATCCAGTGAAAATTGGCAATGAACTGGGAGTGTAAATTCCTGCGTATACGAGATTTTGAATGTGAGATCCCGGAGACACGCTGGCGAAAACAGATTCTGACATATTTGTGGCGTACCAATTTCCGTTGTTGTCTTTTACTATACTTGAGAGATTGATGGCAGAGCATTCAGTTTTTGAAATAAAAATATCAGAAGAACATGTTTCTTTTTGCGAAATATGACATGAAATGTTTATCGTGTTATCTGAAAAAATTGCAGTATAACAACTCCCCCAATCAATATTTTCTGCTTTCATTGCTGATATTTCTTCGGCTGTCAAATTATTGGTTATCATAATCGAGTCTTCACTGATTCTTTGGGTTTTTCTGTGAACAAGTCGGAATGGCTGATTGCAGAATAAGTCCAGTTGCTCCGACTATAGTTTTTGTGTAAGGAAAATATTGACCACCAGTGGCAAAACATTCGTGATAACTCAATTCACCTGTTAATCCTATTCGTGAATTGCCGGTGCAACAGATTCCTTGATTTAGTAATATATCGGTGTTCAAAATGTTTGTAATTCTGGATCGGAATTGCATTTTATTTTATCCTATAATACTAAAAGTTGATTGTGTTGTATTTATAACCAAGTCTGTGGTTTTGTTCATGTCACCTGAAGGCAACTCGGTCGAAGATTGGGCTCCGGCCGGGCAAACCCCGCATGTTATTCCTATGTCCCATCGAGTTCCTGCTGATTTGCTGGGATCGCATCCGGCCAATATCCATACTCTTATTTTTTTATACCAAATATCAAAAGTATTTCCTGTTTCCACGTCGCCTGTACTGATTGAAATTTGTTGATTCCGGAATCCGCCACCAAATCCGGTACAACCACTGTCCCATAAAATAGAATTGAAATTCGTTCCATTGTCTCCGGCTCCGGCTCCGGTGTCGTATCTGGGGTGGGATATCGTCTGATCGGTGATAAAGTTTTTGTAATTGTTGAAATAGGCTGGAGCGGGAGGCAATCTAAAATTGTTCGTAAGGTTATTGTCTGTACCACCTTTTGTAGCCAAAACCATAAACCTGTCCTTCATGTTGTATGGTCGATATCGGAAACAAATATTTTCTGATGTTTTGTTTGGATCATTGAATAAATTGCTGCCGAGATCGATCTGGTATTCTGTGAATTTTGCTCCCGTGCCTGTGAATCCGATATTTTGTCCACAACCCAGAACAGTGTCATCGTATTCAAAACAGTCGCAATTCACTTCAGCGCATTTTTCTCCAATTCCAGTGAAAATACCTCCTCTGTTTTGACACTCGGTAAAGGTAAGATCCGCACACAACGTTGAACTGAGACAACATGCTCCCTTTTCTCCTCCCAATGGATTGCAACTGAACGGATTGCATGCCTCTTGGGACCATACTCCCCCGATCAAATCACATTCTGATTTGGTGTAACGATCTCGACAAGTTCCCCCACCAGGAGGACAACACGATTGCGGGGAATCTGCACACGGATCCCAACACGTGAAACTCGAACACCCCAGAGTGGCTTCAATCGGACTCCACCATCTTCCTCCGTATTTAGTGCATAAGAATTCACTTACTCCATCTTTGCATATTCCGTTTATGCAACACGCCCCAGTATCAAATACTTCCCATTCTTGGCTGCATGCCTCGAGGCAAAAAATTCCATCCGTTGTTCGACAATCTGCCCGTGTAACATAATTGTTGCAAGTTTGTCCGCCTGAGTAATAACACGATCCTATGTCCCAATCAGATTGACATTTCAAAACAGATGCAGTTTTAAATCCTCTACCAAACACCACAGCATTCCAATGATTTCCATTGTTTGTTGAAGTAAGATTGATAATAGTTTCACCGCAGCCTAGATAATTTTCGCCCCGTTGAAACCACACGTTGTTTGGGAATTTCCAAAGATAATCACTTTCTGTTACAACAGTAAATGAAAGAATAGTTCCAGTTTGACCCGGAGATCCAGTCATTCCTGTTATTCCTATGATTCCGTTTGGAGTCTTGATGTAAAATACTCCACCGTCTCGAATATCGATGTATTGGCCACTGGATCCTTGGACAGAAGAGTCGATTGTGTGTATTTTGGAACTAACTGATGTTTTGGTATTTAATTCGAAATGATTTGTGTTGTTTTTAAATCTCAGCGAATTTGTGTGTCCTGTTATGCCCTCCAATACAGGATCCATGGTTTTGCCTGTGAAATAAAGCAACTCACCGGAAATGAATCCTTTTGCATTGTAAAGGCTCTCGTTTGCGTTGATGTATACGTGATTCGAGTCTGAAGTTACTGTTATCGACGCGTTGACTGATGCGATTCCACAAAAGAAGAGTGTTGATCCGGCATCAGATCCAGAAATTCCAATAAAAATCGAAGGATTTTCAATTGTTTTTGCGTTAACTCCGTATGAATTGAAAAGAGTGTTTCCTCGTATTTCCGGATAATCGAAAGATATATTCGTGTTATCTGAAAAAGAAAATGTAATTTTTGGAGTTGCAGGGTCATTGTTTTGTGATACATTTTCAATATAAGGTGCAGTGTTTCCGGGAGTCAAATTGTCACAATTCTGTGCATTGTTTCCGGGGGCTCCCGTGGGACCGACGGGCCCTGCAGGACCGGCCGGGCCCGGAGGACCCAAAGATCCTTGCGGAAGTATAGAACTTGATCCAATGATGCTCATGTGTATTATTTATTGCGGACAATCAGCACATGTTCGGTTGAATCCTAAAAATAAACCCCCGCTGTTATGACATTCTTGTGGAGTCTTATTGTCCTGGCATTCATTCGTTTCGCAACAAGGTCCAACGAAATAGTCGCAGCAATTTTCTCCGTTTCCGCCGCCTCCTCCGCCGCCTCCTCCGCCGCCTCCTCCGCCGCCTCCTCCGCCGCCTCCTCCGCCGCCTCCTCCGCCGCCTCCTTCGCCCTCTTGATTAACTGTTATCTGTTTTATTATATCTCCACTGATAAACAGCATTGTCTGTATTCGGTTCTCTCCTTTATTTGCTTGAACAGTTATATCGACCGACGAGCCAGTACCAGCCATTGGATTAATACTCAGCCAATTGGGCAGATTATCGTTCATAGACCACTGGCAAATAGATGACTCATTAGACAATAACACCTTTCGTGTTTCGGCTGAACTAGCAAAGTTTTCTCCGATTGGAGAATTGGGAAACCTAATACAACTACATTCGGAGGGACACTCGAGTGTCCATGATCCTTCTATTGCCTCACACCCTTCCTCGTATATACCGGTGGTACAAGTATTCCCCACCTTGCAACAACCTGTCGGGCCCAGACACCGAATCTGACCTTTCGCACAATCAGATGGTGTATATATGTTTTGCAACCAAGAATTTCCCGATACTACCGGATACTCGGGAGTCCAAGACGGAAATTCTGAATTTCTTCTCCAAGACGGAAGTCTTCCGTGAGGACTTTCGATTTCATCCGGATTCATATACAAGTCATCTAAGTCGCCAAAAATATATCGGTATGGCAAAAACTTAATTTCCTTGTCGGCCATCTGGTGATTAGTAGCTTCATATATGTATGCTGGCATCTCAACATTAATCCCAGTCGAAGTCTCGTAAGTTCCTAGTATTTTCGTATCGTGTTGAAATTGGTTGGGGCCGTTGGGCCAGTAAACTGTTTTGGTTAAATCGGTGTATCTGTCTAAGGTGAAGTTGTCAGTCCATTGACCTCCAGTTTTATATCTAGGTCTTGTTATTGTTGGAATCGGATCGCCTATTGTTGCATTTCGGTGAAAGGTCCATCCCCCACTATCCTGAAAAACTAAAACTTTTGCAATAGCGTTGTAATTGCTGCGATAATTATAGTCTTCTATACCAAAGATATGACTTAGATCACTCACGTGTCCTGCAGCAAACGGTGAAGCTTTGAAATAAAATATAGGACTTTCCATTGACAAATCTACTTGACACGGTTTCCAGTGTATTGCTAAGGTCGCACCACATCCAGCGTTTAGTTCTTCGATGTGTGAATCGATTGTTATTCCTTGTCCTGTTGGCCAGTGTTTCTGCTCGATTATTGGTTTGTCGTAATTTGGTCCCCAACATATGAATTTAGTGTCACTGTCAAGTTGATTTTCCTGCCCACTCTCCCTTGGCCGGATTGAAACCACAGCACAACTGTTTCCACTTGATCCAGCAGATATCCAATCCCAAGAGTAAATGTAATTATTGATCTGTCCCGACCCAATATTCCACAATCTGCGTGCAATTTCTTGAGCCCATATAATGTTTACAGAAGGCATGTCTGATGTGCCTTCCTTCCATACAGGATGTGATGTGTTACCGTAATCGATTTCTATTCGTTTGCACCCAGAGAAGCCTTCGTATCCACACATCTCTGGGTTGATTATTGCCTCCCCAGTACTCCCATCGGCGTTTACGATAAGATTTCTTGCACACACATCATTGTATTCGTCTATTAAAGTTGTTCCGTCTGTGTATTCAATTTGCAGAATCTCGTCTTTTTTGTAATTCAGTCTATGGAATACGAAAGAATCTAGGACGTTAGTGCCGGACTTCACATCTAAGTGGAAAATCTTCGGGGTTAACCCCGAAGTTATTACAGAAGAAGACCATGTTGTGATTCCTGGTGAAATGTTTGAAACAGTTGATCCAGAAAAAGTAAACAAAAGTGAATTCTGTTCTGCTCGTTGCACATTCAACTGTTTTCGTGCATCGAACCAGTTATCGGAATTGGCTGGGTCTGACACCACAAGGCCTGACTGTTCGAATGGAAAACTTCCCACTGTAAGCAAACCGTGTTGATTTCCCAACGAAACTTGTTTATAGTAAACTGTACTCGGAGTGAGTGCTTCTTCGTTGCACTCGAAGTATGCTGGATCCCCGGTGTACATTTCCATGGGCGCACAAATGTTTCCGGTTAATCCGGCACAAGAGGTTGCGCCTTGCATCAAACGCGGCTGAGTAAGCGATAATTGATTCACTGCGCGCCAAATCAGCAAATCTGGTCTGACTCCAAATATTCCTTTAGATATATCAGAATAGTTTGATTGCCATGTTGTTCCTTCTGAGGTTTCTTGTACTCGATAATAATCCATTCCGAACGAACGATACGGACTGTCAGGTGTTCTCGTCCATACAACAGCAAACACATCTCCTTCCTGTGTCGTTCCCATATGGGAAGCTATTCCTGCTTGTGATTTGTTGCCACTCAGATAGATTGGTGTAGCGGGTGTTCCGACACCAACTGCAGCAATTTTTCCGAATCCATCGGGATCGTTTTGCTCTGATTTTTTCAAAAAATTAAGATCGCTATTTTTCCTCCAACTCCAGGTTCCTTCTATGAAAGTGACATATGTTTGACCGTGAGCGACCTGACACAAATCAGGAAAGTCATAGACTATGTACGAATTTTGCGGCTCGGGACAAGTGGACCACGATAATCGATAACGGATTGGTTGACCATAATAATCGGGCCCCATGGTGTATTGATCAACCATTGGTATTGTTGTAAGCCATGAAACAAAACAATCCTCTTTTATTGCAGTTGTGATATTGTTTTGTGTAAATAACTCCTTTACTCCGGTGATTCCGTCGCCGTTCCATATCGACAACACATCCGCGCGCGGATTGGTCGCGGGGTATGGGAACTTCGGGTAATGTCGAATACAACGAATAGTGCCGTCTTCACGAATAATATCCAATTGTTCTTCCAGCATGTTGGGAAGTGCCAGTCCATCAACCGATCCGGTCGGCCACAAAGAAGTTGATATTTTTTGAATACCCGTGATTCCTTTATTCTTCCACCAATTCTGATCGATCGCGTCTTCGTCCCACTCGGCCATTCTCCACGGAACGGCATTTAGGGGCGAGCACTCCACCGGATCATTTGGAAAGTTTTTATAGCAAGAAGTCATTCCGGCCGTCCACAATACGTCGTCTGTTACTCCTGCGAACACTAAACCATGACCGACATATTGATCTGTTGGTAAATTTCTACGACGAAAAAACCCGGAACCGGCAATTGAGTTCCATCCATTGTCTTTCAGATAATTTGGAAATATGGCACTGCTTGTTGGGTCTTGGTGACGGGTTCCCAAGGAAAGTGCTTGTAAGCCGATTCGATATCCTAGACCTGGATCAGAGTTATTGTCAATTCTCGGTTTAATATGAGTGATGAGTTTTATATCGTCTACCGTATCGGGAATTGTATCACTCTCAGCTATAGTTTCTCCCCACACCTCCCATGTTCCATCTGCCTTGAAAGCTAATCCGGTCTGATGAGCTATATGAATTTCTGTGACTCCAGTCAAATCCGGCAAATTTCGAAGCGAATGTGGAGAAAGTGTAATTCCGGTTGGATATTTTTTTTCTGATCTCCAAGTTACACACCCAGGAGCAGCAAATTGATCCGGACATGACAATTCATGTCGTTTGTACATTTCTTCATCTAAACGAGATTCGCCCCATGCCCTCACTGTTCCGTCTTCATATAAACCTATCGCAGTTTCTGTGTGGAGCCAAGGTGCCCATCGAATATGACCATTGTTTTGTACCAGTATTTTTTTAAATCGTTTTAATACATTTGTAGGAACTTCTGTTTCATTGTATCGATTATTTCCCCACACCACAATCGTACCGTCAGATTTCCGTGCCACCGTGTGGCCGTAACCGGCAGCAATTTGTGTTACTCCAGTCAAAGCTTCAGGAGGAACATTGCACTGTCCGCTAGTGTTTAGTCCCTGGCACGTCACTGTGCCATTATTTGTCAGAAAAACACTGTGAAACCATCCTGCTGCCACACTGTGAATATTAGTCAACAATTCGAGATTGCTGATTTGACCTGATCCGCTTAATCCCCATCCGTCTACGGTTCCGTCATTGTATAATACAAGATTGTGGCCGTAACCAGATGACAATTGTTTTACTGTTAAGCCCTGGGGTGTACTGGGGACGGGCTGGAATGTGAGTCCGTGTTGAATAATAGTTTTACGATTACTCTTCAATAACAAAGTAGTAAACGCACCGGCTGCAATGTGTGTAATTCCTGTTAGATCTGAGGCCGGTATATCGCTTTGTGCAAAATCGTTGCGGCCCCATACTTTAGCCGTACCACCAGTTTGCAATGCCACCGTGTGGCCGTAACCGGCAGCAATTTCTGTTACTGTTGACAAATTAGGAACATCGCACTGACCCCACTTGTTGGAACCCCACGCCGTAACCCCACCGTTGTTTTTCAATACAACAGTATGAGAATGACCAGTCAGTCCGTATGTGTAATATCTAAATTGTGTTATCCCCGAGTACCAATAATCTGCCCATCTTCCGTTTGCTGCACCACCTGTAACAATTTTTTTTACTTCAGTCAAACCGGAAGGAACATTGAGTTGTCTTGAAAAATTGTTTCCCCATCCAATGACTTTGCCGTTGGACTTGAGGGCAAGGGTATGAAATCCACCGGCTGCTATTTGTGATGCGTCACCGTGTAATGTTACTCCCGGCGATACACCCCAACAAGTCATCGGATAGTGTAAAAATGTATATTCTGGGGCGTTTTCATAATCAATAGACTGGTTTTCTATTTCTCTCGTGGGTATACATGCCATCTGGCCTTCATCGTTAATTCCGATTGCGTATGCTGCAAGTTGTATTTGCCCGCATGGTTGTTCAGAATTCTCATTCCAACAACCATTACACTTGTTTGGTTGTGGATTTCCGTCGAGAAATCCTTCTTCTCCATAGACACCATCTCCCCCGAAATTTGCTTCGCGATTATATAGGCCAACACTATCGAGATAAGCAATATTAGAAGTTATATTTCTTATATTTTTCACACCAGTAATGGCACAAATTTGTGGCACTGTAATTTTAAGTTTTTTGATGGGTTTGGGTATGGCATTTCCTGATATTCCGTGAAAGTGAGTAACGCCGTATCCTGGATATCCCCACACACGATGATTCAACGCATACAACGAACCGAATTCGTTTACCGACAAACTACGTACAGGGGAACTTCCCATCCAAACAAATGCCAGGGTGCTGCCCTCTAGTGATTTTAATACCGTATTATTTACCTGATTGCCGGAATTTGTGCTGTTTATAATGAAAGTTGTGCCTGTTGCTCCACTATAAAAATTATTTCGTATAATCTTAGTATCTTCCTGAGAGCACGCCACGTCACACTGCTGAATACAGGAGATATTCACCGTTTGACATTCATTCAGGCTAGCACACTCCTTTGAACACCATGGAGTTAAAGTTCCAGGAATGAAGGGATGACGTTCATGGTTATCGATTTTTCTGTAAAACGTTGTTCCGGGAAATCTTGCAGCGAATCCCTCGTATACCCATCCTTTTCTCGGAAGCGCATCAATGCGTAAGAACGTCTTGGGATCGAAGCCTAAACCAGGAAAACAAATACAATCACTGGGAGAACCATCACATTTCGGTGGTGGCTCGTATCGAGGCCAGTTACCCCACCACGGTGGCCTCGGAAAGCCGTTGTTTTCGTTGCATGGAGAACCTCCTATTCCCTCGGAACTCCCATAGAGTTTGCAACATAGTTGGGGATTGGTATCACAGCCTACACCATAAGGATCCCCTAGTGTACCTGTACCTGGCGTGCCTGCCCCAAAACCACCCATCAGCAAGTCTCCCCTGCAAACCAAACAGCTCCGGGCTGTTCAGTTAAACAGTTAAATTCTGTTTTTTCAGTACACTTTCCCTTGTAACAACACTTACCCAGGGCACAAACCAGACACAAATCTCCCAAGTTAGAACACTTTTTCATAACATCCTCGTATACTGCGCATCGATTCAAATTTCCTGGTAGTCCCATGAACTGTAAACATTCTGATTCGAATGTTTCTATACAAACTACTTCGTCTGTTTCATAACTATATATGCAACACGTTTTGATTGCATTATATATTTCTTCTCGCTCGGAACACGGATTCAGGCTCCAAATTCCTCCTATAGATTTACAATAAGGTTCACTCAGGAATTCCACACATTTATTCCGTGGATCAGAGATGCTGTTCACGAAACAAGAGCCCAGAGTGGCACCACCGACCATTAAATTGGCTGTCATTCCCGTCGAATGATTTGTTGGTTTAAATGATATTTTATTGTTATTAATTATTAAATTTGATTGTGCTGTGTTTCCAACGAGAGAAGTCACAGGAATTATATAAGTTACTCCAGCGTCACTCCACCCCACAGTGGCATCGGATTGTGTCAATGAAGTGTTTCGGTAATTGTCAAAAGATGAACCCGAGACAAATGTATCAAGTTCTTTGGAATATTTTTGTTTATATTTCAAAACATCTTGGTTCCAAAGAGTACCGGATGCACCACGTATTATGAATTTGTCTTCGGATTGATCCACAAAAACTAGTTGTCCGCTTGCTCCAGAATAATTTGTTGAATCGTTGAAAGATGATATTTTGAATAAATCGGAACTCACTGAAACATTCATGTTGATGAATGTTATGCCCAAAAATGTAGGTATTTTGGAAGCATCGGGGTCTGCTGAAAAAGTAACAGATCGACTGGATAATTCTTCCGGAGTAACCGTTTGAAATATATGTTGTCCGGTTGTGGTGGTTCCTTTTATATTGAACAGAGATTTGTTTTGTTCCACTGTTCCGGTGTTGCCTCTTAACAGTGAATTTTGTATTCCTAACGAGTTTCCGGCAGTTCCATATGCAATTATTAAATTTTCTTGAGTTTTCGTTATTCCAACAATTCCTATTCCTGTGTTTCCGTCGAGACAGCTTCCCTGAAGTCCCTGTGGACCTGGGTCGCCTGTCGGCCCTGTGGGTCCAGTGGGTCCAATAGGGCCTATGGTTCCAAATATAGGAATGAATGAACTTCCGTTATTGACACTCATGTGTTTATCCTCCATAAGACAGAATAATCTGAAGTTGGAATTTTGGCGTTACACGGAATCAATCGAATTGGTCGCAAACCGGCAGGATTCATTCGGTTTCTCAGTTCAAACGTAAGAGTGTTACTGTTGATTGCGAGTGCTGTGGTTCCTCGTGAACAAGTTGTTCCGTTTGATTTTCCTTCGTTGTTCTTGTAATCAAACGCACCAGTGGAAGTCCAGTTAACATCAATTATCGGACTTGCACCCGCACCAATCAAGGTTTCATTCAATCTGTTTGCTCTTATTTCATTCAGAATAAAAGCCCATTGATTTGCGGCCGGCACGAACCAGTCTGAAGTATAAGAATATTGTTTACTTGACGCGATATTGTATTTGATTATTTGTGTGGCGATATCCACCATACTTGTTGAATCGTATTCTGGTCCAGAATCATACAATTGTTTATTCAAATACGAGTCGTATTCTGTTCCAACTGTATGGAAAAGCGCAGCGTTAACCATTCTGATTGTGTTGTAAAGTCCCCAATCGAGCGACCAGCGACCAAACAGTCCATGAGTTGATCTGATTTCCAGATTTGAAATGGGATCATTTTCTCGTCGTTTATCGCAATATTTTATCAGGTTATCCCTAATGATATTGTTGTTTGCGTTTTCGGAAAAATTAGTATTATATAAAAATCCTTCGTTTCGCTCGTTTAATCCTATTGTGTTTTGTTCGATTATTTTGCCCCATGAAGTAAACAATGGACCCCATGAATTTGAATCCCGAGACCACGTGTATCGGGTTTTCGTGGTTTCATTCGAAACCGGATGCATCGACACAATCATGATGTATCTCGGATTATCGCATAGTTCATCTGAGTTGATCGTTCCGTATCCTCTTCCGTCCGGGATAGTTGTGAATTCGCCTGAGTTCAACGTATCAGACAACAACAGATTTAATTCAGTTTGTGGTGTCAAGTATTTTGGTCCCCATCCTTTACTGTATCCTGGACTGTATACTCCGATCACTACACCTCCTTCTAAAACGTCTCCGACTTTGAGTTTTTCTGTTGGTATAGAATCCAGACAAGAAATGTATTCGGTTTGACATTGATATTCCCAACATCGTTTTTGTTTTCCGAAATACAACTTTTTATTTTCAATGCACGTTGTTCCCGTTATTCCGTCGTTGCAAGTTACGCCATCACAGCATCCACCGGTTCCTTCAATACAAATTCCATTTGAACATATTGTGCCGTCTCCCTGATAAAATAATGAATTTGTTTCACAGTCGTCTTGTGTGGTTTCTTTACATAAGCCGTTGCCATTACAACAGGCTCCGACCACGGGTCGTGTGCGCGCTTTGGATTGAAAAACTGATTCGCATTTTTTATCTTTACAAGATCCGACGGACCAATGAAAACGGAAATTGAAAGATTTTGCCAAAGTGTAACATTCTGCATATGTTGAAGTTTGACAAGGAAGCAGTGTTTTATTTTCAGAGTCCCATAGACAACACGCTCCACTCAAACCAACGGCTACACTGCAAGTTAATCCTTCAAAGAATATTCCCTTGTAACGATCCTGACATTCTTGTGCGTTCGTATAGATACACACAGAGGAAGTTGCACCAGAATACAAACAAGATCCGTTTATATTTATGGAAGAAAGAGGATTTATTCCTTGTTTTGCCATTTTGATTTATTTTAGTCTGTTGGAATACACGATCGTTCAAAGGAAGGACCACGAAGTGTTGTGCAGACAGGATACAAAGAAAATGAAAAATCGGCGTTCCACCTACCAAGCAGCACGGTGAGGTCTGACGCATCGATTTGACCGTCAGGGGGGTCATCGAAATACGCACACTCGACCCAGTTTTCCCAATCGTCGGTTTTTTTCCAACACGTGCCTAATAACTCCTGTAGTGCTTCATTGGCGTCAAATGAACCCAGAACTTGATTGAGATTGCGGCTTGTTTCCGAGCCGTGCATGGCACAATTGAAGTACCATTCGCCCAACACAGACAATCCAACATATACATTCATTCCTTCTTTTGGTTTAGGCAATACCAGAGGAATATTTGCTGGTTTATTAGCAGAATTCTGTATTCTGAAATCTCCCGTTGCCGTTGTTGTTCTTGGAATTATCAATATGAGAGAATTGCTTTCAGAAACAGACGAATTTCCTGATATCATTATCGTACTGTCGAGAATCGAGTCAGAATCGTTCAAACAAAAAATTGATCCGTCTTTGGGGTTTATCGTGTATCCGCCATCCACTGGATTCAAACTCTTGGGTTTTTCCAAATATCTGGAAATCGTCCAGTCGAGTGTACTGTCGGTCGCGTTCCAATTGCTGTTGGTTGCACCATCAAATGCGTCTCCGGCTACTGCTATAACAATCTGGTTTTGGTTTTCTGCGGAAAGTGTTGCTGTGATTGAACCGATATATTTTATTGATATCAAGTCGTCATCTACTCTTTCGATATCGATTTTGTTTGGAGTTTGGGTGTGTATTGTTTTCAATACCAAAGAATCACTCGCGGTTTGAAGAGGATTGCCTGAAATTATACGAGGATCTCTGGAAAAACTGCTGATGAATTGGTTGTTGTTTGCTGATGCTCCAAATTGAACACACCACAATCCAGTGATTCCGGAATTAAACGAGTTGCTTGATTCGGTTATGCCGTCTTCATATTGAAAAATTAGTTGGTGTGTATTTGACAACGAAGCGAACGAGATTCCGATAATAGAAGAACCAGTCGAACCAAAGACATTTGAACCATCCGTTCCTCTGGGTCCTCGGGATCCTTGTGGTCCTGTGGGACCTGTTGGCCCAGTTACTCCATTTTCAAAAATAGTTCTTACAAAACTAGACATAAGGATTCAATTGTTTTCAAAACAATCTCATTAGTTTTCGTGGAGCAGGAATATTTTTTGTGCCACTAACGGTATCACTTTGTGGTTTATTTGACCAATCCGGTACATGAATTCCGACAATTCCTTGTATGAGTTGATTCCAACTTGGTGCAAAAGTAAAATACTTATCGGAAGATGAATCTCCGACTCTCATATTCCATTTCATTGCTTTGGTATTGTATGGGTGTGTGAACCTCCAAGGGTCTTGAGGATCAGAAGAATAGGGAATACTGACATTATTGAAAAAATTATTCACACATATTTTATCTTTGTCCCATATTGAATTACGAACACAATAATAAGGAGAGTAAAAATACAACAATCCTCTTCTATCTACGAGGGCGACACTGCTATACTGAATATTATCACTTGAAACATGAGGTCTAGCTTGACGAGGTACAATAAATCCTACTTCTTGCCATTGTTGGGTGATGCCTTTAAATTCGTCTCGCATCATCCAATTAGAATACAATGGTACTGTTCCTGTTTCTGAATTTGTTTTGAGGAGAACACCAGCCGTAATACCAGAGCTATTGTGGGTGCTCGTCCACTTCTGTGCTCCAAAGCCGTGATTCGTAGTGGTCTGGTCTACTAGGTTTGGTTGCCACATAAACCCAGGCAAGTAAAATGAAGTTAAAATATCTACCATTAGATTCGAATATGATTCAGAGGTAAGTGCCTGTTTAAAATTTGCAAATGCAATACCACTTCCACCCCAATCACTACCACTTAGTTCATTCCAATGACCAAAATCTCCCATTCCGGATTGATTACTATTGATGTCCCCAGGCACAAAAAACTCAGACTCTTGACCATTGTCTGCTACTCTTTCATCGCTAAAAACTGCTCGTACATTCGCCCAATTGATCAAAGGCCAGGGATTGTCTTGAACATCGTTTGGAGTGAACCACAATTCAAGCAATCGTGCCCAACGAATTTTTTCATCGGTAGTTCTTTGGTTTGCTATGTGTGAAGTCTCTGCTGCAGGAAACCAATTGTCTAAGTCTTGAATTCTCGAAATTGAATTGACTCCACTTTCTATAAATTTATCCAAAGGAATACTGTCGGATCGATAGGCCTGAGCAGAAACCCCTCCTTGGCTGCTCGCATCGTAAATCTCAGCACCAATCCTTACTATAGTAAAGGTGTTGCCTGTACCCATAAGAGCATTTGTAAATTCGTCTTTCCATGTATTAGTTATCGGAATACCCGGTGCCTCTCGAAGATATAAAGAACCGTCCATTGAGATGTAGTTTGGATCAGTCAGTCCATAGATAGAAACATAGTTTGTATTACCAGCAAGATTTAGTCTACTATCGATTCTTTCTTCTACGGGAATTTCTTCAGATCCTTGATGATCTCGTAGATATCTCCAATTACAAGGAAGTTGCATAAGAACGCCCGGAATAAAGAGGTTTGAGTGCGTCCATCCGGCAGAAAATTCTTTTACAGCACTCAACCAAGAATTAAAAACAAATCTGTTTTGTCCATGATATGCGACTTCTTTCAATTCTCCGATTTTAATTGTGTCATTTGATATCGCATTCGACATCGTACTGATCGTGTATGTTATTCCATCTTGATTTATTGTTATGCCTGATCCCGCCGACAATCCTATAGGATTTGCTCCCCCTCCCCCACCACCACCACCACCAACACCACTGGCTGCACTCCCTCCTGCAAAATAACCGCTATAATTTACAACGTAACCATTATATACGATTCCGTCTGTGGTGTGTGGAAATTGATAAAATACAGGTTTAACAATATGACCGTTTAAAGTTGGTCCAAGGTTTTGTAGTTTCCCTTCCATAGAAGGAGACAAAAACCATATGTCATTCCCTCCTATACCTCCATTTTCGCCCACATCGTTCAACGCGCTACCGTCTATATTAATAGATCCGTGTGTTACAATTAAAGCTGTGATTCCTGAAATAGATTCTACTATCCCAAATACTTCAGAAGTGTTTGCAGCATTTGCTCTAGCTTTTTGCCACGAATTAATATTTTTATCGAAATAGATGGAATTTCCTACAGTTAAGTTACTACTTGGTATTTCAGCAATCAATCTGGAACTAGATTGTATTCTGGTGTTTTGTGCAACATTAATAACACTCTCGTTGTGTTGTAAAACTATACCCCCATTGGTATTATTGATATGAAATAAAACCGGTTTAACGATGGAATTGTTAGATGTCGGTCTGGTGGAGGTTATATTTCCAGTGTTATTTAAATAATATAAAGTATTATTAGTGAGTGAAGTATTGTTTATTTTTCCAGATGTCGTTATATGATAATATGTGGCACCTATAAAAGATATAAATCCTAAAAAAGTCCTGCAAGACTCTATAGTAGAGGTCGAGCATGCACCAATATTTCCTCCACTTATTCCCACGGCACTGTGCAATGCTAAACCGGCCGGTAAATTGCTGTTAATTATTAAAATATTGTTTCCAGTTAATCCAGCAACTTTAGTGAAATCTACACTTAATGTCACTCCACCTATCGTATTCGGAGAAGTTATCGATATTCCTGATTCTACTCCAATATTTCCGACATTCAGTTCACCCAGTCGTTGAATTACTTGATTGTTTCTTGCAAATAAAGTCTGAAATGTATCGTTTTCTGCTAACGGTTGTATGTTATTGAATGGCATGGATTATTTTCTATGTTATATTTTCTATGTTGTTTACAGAGATGCGAAAAATAGGTTATTTAAATAGTGTATTGTATTGCCTGTTATTTTTAAGATCGGAAGAAAAGAGATCGGATTGGTCGAACTAGAAGCAGCATTAAATTGAATCTGATATCTGTCAGCGCCCATACTAAGACTTGAATCGTATCCATTTGAATTGTCACGCAACCCAATATCTTCGTCCCCATTGATATATTTTTTGGTTATGGATAATCCTATGAATAACCCATTCGTTGGTGTTATTGATGCAGACTTTTCTGTATTATTATAGATCCAAAATTTAATACCACTATCGTCGTCAACCAAATACCAACCCTTTTTGAAACTTACAATATTGTTAGAAAAAGATACAGTTTGAAAAGGATCAAGAGGAACAGCACCAGACCAAGAAGGTCCTCTTATCGGGTCAGTTGGTATTCCAGCTTTAAATGCCTGTGATCCTATAAATAACCAATTTTTTAATAAAATATTATGAAGTGTTAGATTTTTATAAAAATTCTCTTGAATCTCATTCAATTCTGAAGCCTGTAGTGCATTTCCTGGTTTAAAACCATGTAAAACATAATTTTTAGATGCAGAAAATTGAGAAAATTCATTTTCTCCGGTTCTGGAATTATAGGGAAAAATCGAAAGGGGGGTGTTTGTAGTGAAAGGAGGTTTCATATTATTATTTATCTCATATTTATTTCTGTCTGACTAATGGGTTCATTTAAATTTATATTTAAATACTCTGTTCCCGATGTGACTCCGATGGAAGAGAACGGATATACCTTCAATGAGGAAGGACACAATTTGTATATGGTTTCTTCTGTATTAGAATCTGCCTGTATTATTCCATAATAATTCACTTGTGGATCGTATGCATCCAATTGACAATTGATAATTTTATTAGAGTTTATTTTTCCCAACGAATTGCTAGATGCCACATCAAAAATACTGTTTATTTCATTAAAAACAAGAGAAGGTGTTGATTTTTGTAATTTTATTGAATTTTTAATAGTATCTCTTTTTTGTGTATCGGTTATTCCTGGCAAAAATATTTCAGTTGTATTTGTTGTATAATTTTTGCCCCCATTCAATAAATTTATTCCTATTATTTTTAATTTATTGTTTTCTGATATAGTTTTAAACGAAATGCTTGCGCCTATTCCTCCGGTGACTGTAATATTGTTTTCGTTTTGTGATAAAAATAAATAAGAAAGCGAAACCCCTCGTATTTGTTCCAAATCGATTGATGCACTCAATATACAACCGTTTGAAATACCAGAAAGTTTTGCATCATTGAATGTCTTAAATTCGAAATCTAAATTTGGATTTATTTTTTTTGAATCAATCAATTCGTTTATGTTTTCTTGCTTCGATTTTATTTCAATAGAAGAGAGTATTTCTTGTCCTTGTTTGTAAAAAATAGTAGTCAATAAGTCTGTTTTTGATGTTTCTTCTGCTATTTCTTTGCAAACTCCACATGAAATGCCTTGTTGGTAAATCAAATTTGCATTTTCTTTAGTGGAATCTGTGATGTATAATGCACAAATTCCGGTGATTCCTTCTTCGCAGTTGATATTGTCTGTTTCTAATGAATTTAAAATCGAACTTAGCATATAATTACTTGGGGCAGGAATTGTTTTAGAGTTTAAAAAACCCAAAACATCAGAGGTTATAGAATACAAATATAACCAAGTGTATCCATCTGGATAAGTAATCTTTCCCAAATTATGTGTTGGAGCAAAAGTAGAACTATTTGTTATATTTTTTATATTTAAATCATTGTTAGATAAACATAAATATACTTTTTGATTATAAAATACATACGAATTATCAAAATTATCTTGTGAATATGGAGTGTACGATGAACCTTTTATCCAAGGAATATTTTTTATTCCTAATTTTATGTTTTTTGCAGAAATATTAATAATAGAAATGTTGGAAGAATTTATAACTTCGTAGTAACTCAGATGGGATGAAGTTATTCCGGGGGTGTGATTACCTTTTATTAAAAAATATTTGTTCATATACTACAACCTATTGGAATATTACTGTTTGGGTTGACTCCATTATTTATACGACAAATTAAAAATAATTTAATTAAAGGAATATCGAAAAAATTAGTATATTCAGTCATGTCTTCTCCCCAATTAGGAAAAAAGTGAGCGGGTTCTTTACCAAAAATAGAACCTTCTGTGTTATTCAATGAACAACCAACGGTGTATGTTATGCCGTAAAAAGAATCCAATGGACTGTTTGGAACATAAATCTGATTTAGTACATATGGATAATAATTTTTTAATTTGGGAATTTCACACAATGCAGTCTGCTCTAGAGTACTACCAGGTGGTTCGTAAAGATCTATATTTAATTCAAAGATGCAATTTGTTCCGGCAGGGTGGTTTGTTCTGAGATATAAATTTTTATATTCTGCACTGGCGCCACCGGATACTCCTAAAATATACGAATAGTCGGTGAATACATTTCCGTCTTGAAATCTATTGTAATTTAATCTGGATCCTACGATCTCGTTTGCAACTGCTTCTGGATCTAATGTTCGATCTGCGGTTACTGCATTGAACTTGAATCTGGAATCGTAAAAAGCGCCACCATTGAGTCTGAGTATTTGTTTTTTTGGATATTTTATTGAAACTTGATCGATTGAAAATATTTTATTGAAGAATATTCCCAGAGCCTCGGCTGTTCCTTTTTTCAAATAAAATTTGGTTTTTATTGATTTAACAAAACTCGAGAGAGATTCTACGGTTACCGGATCTCCGTCTATGTCTAGTAAAGTTTCGGTGGATTTATATTCTGGAAAATAAGTCGAGTATAATTTTCGAACAAATCGTTCTTTTGTTTTTTCTATGTCTATGACTTGTAAAAACTTATCTTCAAGTAAATAATTAGAACCAGAACCACATTCTAAATCACAATACAACCAATCATAATATTTTTGAATGAAATCAAAAATAGTTATTTCGTTTCCGCCCCGTTCTTCTTTTTCTGAAATAACCCAAAACGGTATTTGTTTGGATATATCGAGATTTGTTATGCAACAATTTGTTCCTGTGGGCAAAAAATCTTCTTGTTGCGTTGATGTGCTTGCTAGTGTCTGCACAGAAAACACAGAGTTTTCTTCCAATTGAGTAAATATACTTGCCAGTTGTTGTTGGAGTTGTTGTTGTGCAGATAATAATGTATTTTGAACATTTTGATTCGCATCATTAAATATGATTGGAGTGAACATGACAGTTGATTGACTCGTTTGCTTAAATTGTTAGATTTAAAATGAACTTTGTCATGATGGTGTTCATAGGAGATATGTTTTCGGTATTCGATTTCAATATTATTCTTGGTTGCAGATGTTGTGTAAACAATTTATTCAAAGTTATTGTGTTTGTCCCTGGCGTCCATGCGCCAGCTGGGGTATTATTTACTGTTATATTATTATTTTGAAGTTTAAATCTTCCTATTCCTCCATCGATCAGATCAAAATCGTTTGATATATCTCCGTTCTCTGGGGTCAAGGAAGTGCCAAACGATATTGTTGTTTTGGGTGCGTCTTCCACTCCAAACAAAAAATGCATTTTATTGAACACTATATCATTTATTGGACCGTTTGAGCCACCATATTCTGACTCTATACCTTCCCCCCACCCATTGAAGTCGAACTGAAGACCAAATGCATATCCTGAAGTATGAGTTGAAAACTCGTTTCGAAACGAATTCAATATTTTATTTTTCCATAACTGTTTTGCTGATTGAGAAAGAGCAGACGGTACGATTGCAGTTGCATTCAACACTACGTCTACGGTTTTTGGAATAATATATTCTGGTATAACCGTAATCATATTTTTTTCTCGTAAAAATTCAACTATTTCGTTTGGATTTCCTGCCCCGGTGGGAAACGAAACAAAAACTCTGCCGTATTTTGGTGGATTGATTTCATCTCCTCCGTAAACTGCAACCTGTGACGGATTTGATATATAACCGTTTTTCAACAACAATGCTGTATAGTCTGAACTGGTCACTGCTCGTTCTTGGGCAGAGAAGATTTTCGGAGCTAAAAATTTAATCATATTCAAATCAGGACCGTCTGATCCGCCGCCGCTTGTGGTGGCGTCCAATATGGTATAAGTTCCGTTCACAAACTGAAACAACTCGTTTGCAGCTGCTCCACTGGTAACCAAATAACTAATTCGTACCGAATCGGTATCAAGAATACTTCGACCCAAATTGTTTGCCTTTCCGAAATCAATCACAAACGTGTCTCCCAAGCGATCAATATAAAACACTTCCTCGTTGTTATTTGGGAAGAAATTCACATTCGTCCATTCTGACCATTCACCGGAATCAGATGGCTTTACTTCTATTCTTATCGTGGAAATATCCACATCGGATTCTGTTATTAGGTATTTTTGTTTGTTGAGATCTATTTCTGAAGTTATATCTTTTTCTTTCACTATTTTTTTAGCCTCTGCAACCAAGATTCCGGTTTCGTCTCCCCCAACTCCTTCAACTAACGTAACTGGATTGAGTGTGTAAAAGTTATAGAAAGAACCATCAGAAGCAGAAGCAGAAAACAATGTATATCTTTCTACCTCTGAAGACTGCAACTGGGCATTATTTGTATATATTTTGATATACGCTGTTGCACTTTTTTTACCTGGTACAGTATATCCTAGCGGTTTCAACAGAGAAATGATGGAAGTGGATTTCCTTGCAGTATCTAAAAACGCCTCATTTGCAATCATGTTCGAGTAAAACGCATAATAATATGTGTTATAGGCTAACAGATCTATAACAGTTTGAATCACTGTTCCTTCAAAATTATAACCATTGAATATTTTTTGGTTTTTCAAAAAATCAGTCAATGATGATTTTATTTCACTGAAATTAAGTTTGGTTAAATTTGGAGTAGTGGAAGTCATAAGGTTATTACAATCGAGATTGTTTCGTCTGAATCTATTATTGTGGTTTCTACGGTTACATAGATTCTTTGAGGATTTTTATCGTCTAATTTCACATCGACTTTTAACGATTGAGGATTTACCCGGGGTTCGTATAGTGCAATACCGGAATAGATGGTATTTAAAATTTTATTTTTGATAAACTTGTCGTTTCTTTCGAAGAGAGTATCGTACAGTGCTGTTCCAAAATCATTAGCAAACGGTCTTTCTCCGTTCAATGTCAACAGAATATTTTTTATTGCCGCTCTTATGGTATTTTTATCTTTTACCAGATTAAAGTCATTGGTATATCTATTTTTTGTCAGAAATACAGGCAAATCAGAATATTTTGGTTGATTTAATAACGGCATTAGCTTATGTCTTCCCAGTTATCCAAATATATAGGATTCCATCCCATCTCTGAAGACTGGAAATTCAAATTATTCGTATCTCTCACAAGAGTCAAAGTCGTTGCAGATTGCATGTTTGGAACAAATTGATGAGTTATTGTGGCTACCAGCCAATTGCCACTATTTTTGAGATTGTTTTTTGCAGTAATATCATCTTTCTGGACTATATTGACAATACTTCCTAGTTTTATATCTTTTGTTGTTTGACTGATTTGTATTTCGATCATATTGTCCAAGAGTTGTCCTATTTGTGCTGTTCTGTACAGTGGAGTATACGGAGGAGTGTCCCAAAAGGTGGAGTATGTTCTTGTGGCAGCAAGATAATCAGAAAAAGATGCTCCTTGTTCCGGGCAACTGCAACTACACGGATGTTTAGGATTACTCCAGATACATCCCAAATACTCTTTACCTAAAACTTTTTCTATTTGTTTGCATTCGTTTGCCTCCAAATAGGCTTTATACAGATCCAAATAAGATGGTTCCGGTTCTTTTGGTTTTGCTGATTGTGCAGGACAATTTTTGTGTATATCTGAGTTGGGTCCTCGTTTAGGTCTTTCTGTCGGGGACCAAGAACACCAATCCAGATTCAAACTTTCACACGATAAATCTCCTCCAACAGAAAAAACAACAAATTGCGCTGCCCAATTTGAATCAAATAAATCATAGTTTGGTTCGTTTACGGGTGGTTCAACAAGACCGTATTCGCTTTCTCCGCTGAGATCCCATTTCCATACATCCCGCGCAAGTAAAGGAGTTGATGATGGAGAATATAAAATTCCGTCTCCCCGTAACCAACTCATTGTTGTTTCAGTGAACCACTTTTTAAGCGAATTGGTATAAGTGTCGGAATAAACAGAAATATAATTATTTTTATATTTTTGAATCTTTAAATCTATTTCTGATATTTCGGGTGATGGATTGGTTTCCGGATACTTTTCAGTCAGTGTCAAGCCAGGGATCCACGGACCAACATCGCACGTTGGATCTTTTTCTGGAGGATTAGGATCTCCGTAGGCCATTATTTTATTTATAATGATTTATTATAAATCACATCAGAAACAAACCATTCGCCTGTGTTGTAAATTAGATCTAATCGTCCGATTTCTGTATTTATTGCGAATAATATGATTTATGGATTTGGTGGTGGACTGCCACTACCGCCGTGGTGCATAATATACCAGGCGGTGTGTTGTCGTGAGGGAGCCGAGTAGATCGGATCTTGATTGGATTTGCTGCGTGCAGCCCTATTTGTTTGCGGCCCACAATCCGTGATGCCGTGGACGATTGCCTTCAGTCCAAGTCCCGGCGAAGAAATGCGCCCCCTTTAAGAATAACGAGGCATACGGATTGGACTTCGATTCCCTGACTGTTGGGTGGAAATATACCGGCGGATAGAGTGCCACGTCATCATACTGCGTGATTACCTGTGTAATCAGACCCGGTCCCGCCTGATCCACGAGACGCTTATGCCCAAAGAACGACTCCTCGATCATCGCTACCGCTTGCCACATCGCCGGATGATTGGGCGGGAAGCCCATCGCGGCGTTGGTGATGATGTCGAGTTGCTCGCACGCCGCCCACGCGACGACCTCGGAGGGACACATCTCGTCAAGCGGCCGAATGGGCTTCACGTCGGTGTCAAGATAGACTCCGCCGAAACGGGCCAGAATTTCTAGGCGCAAAATGTCCGACCGCATCGCGCAGCCGGGCGTACCCCCGACTTTGCTGCAGACATCCCAAGCGTTGCGATTCAGGATCGGCGGTAGAATATCGTCCGTCCACAGTCGCATCTCCCAGTGCGGGTTCGTCTTGACGAAACGTCGCCGCCATTGTCGCTGGTTGAGTGGCATCTCGCCTTTGCCCAGCCAAATCTGATGCAGAACTCGTGGGATTGAAGTTGTGTGTAAGGCCGTGCTCATGTCGCCACCTCTGTTGACTTGACTTGCACAAAAGTAAACGCCCCACCGTGCAGCTTTGCGGCATTTTCACCCTGCTCGAAGAGTGCCCAGTGAAACGGCACGACATCGCGGAAGTGCCCGTGATCACGGACCATGCGCGTAAGGAACCCAGGCCCGCTCTGGTCCCATACACCGCGATAGACCAGCATCGAGTGTGGAAGATCACGTATGGCATGCCAGAGCATCGGATGGTTCCGCGTCGCGCCTAAAACTGACGGCGAAAGCATGTGCGGCCTGTTTGCGCCATGGCTGGCGATAGTCGAGCAGAACGCGCCGACCCCGGCGACGAGTTCATCGAGTGGACGCAGCGGCAGGCGATCCGGATCGACGAAGACGCCGCCCTCGCGAGCTAACACTTCGTAGCGAAGCAGGTTCAGTCGTGCCGCCGAGACTGCAGGCTCGCTGAGTCCGAAGGTCTGCTGCCACTGATCGTAGTTCATGATCGGCGGCTTGGTATCTAATGTGAGTGTCACTACGTCCCACTCCGGGTGTATAGTCTGCCATGCGTGTCGCCACGCTGTGAGTCGCTCCTTGTCTGGAGTCTCACTGAGATCCGCCGTGTAGATGACCCTTGGAATCATGTATTTGCCTCCTCTTGGATACCGCTACCGAAAAACGTCCAGACCGTTCTGCTGCCAGTTTGCCGGAGGCACGCCCTCTATGCCGCCCTCCATGAAGGATGATGCGTCTTCGCCCAGTGCCACTGACTGCTGGGTGTTGTCGGAACCCGATCCGGATCCGCTTTCATCCCCGCCTCCATCATCGTTACCGCCGCCGAAACCATCCGGTGGCACGCCACCGCCACCATCGCCGCCACACTCGTAATCCTCGTAATCATAAATATGATAAATATGGTCGACTAATGATTGCCAATTTGCCCAGGAATAGTCTAATGTTTTTCCAAGAAAATCATCCAAGCCATCGTAGTTGTTGAAGAAATAATATAAACTACTTAACTGGCTGAGCTTTGATGTAACTTGTTTCGTAGATTCTTCTTTATGACATTCATCACCAAGAAAACAAATCCTTTCTGATGAATTGTCGAAATATGAATGATTCGAACCGAAGTAGGAGCTCTCTCCAACTCTGCATTTCTTGCATTTTATATAATTTTTATTGATTGTCTGTAGAGATTTTTCAAGCCGACTAACGGCAAGCCCATCATTGATGTTTGATTTTACGTCCACACTGAAAAAAGTATCAGGCAAAGACACATTATTTTTTACACAGTTACAATCGTTGTTCGGTGTAAAATCAAAATCGCCGCCAGTACAATATTTAAGTAAACTGTTGGGATAGTCCAAGTAGTTAGGACCTTTTGATGCAGTCAATCCATACCATTGGGGAGCGTTTTGATACTCAGGATTCCAATAAAAAATACAAGCCTTACATCCTGTTTCGTAATTTCTACCAGTCCATCCTGCCCACCGCTCATAAGAATCAATCTCACTCCATTCGCCTGTTTTTAATTTTATTGTAGCTATATCGTAATTTATTTTAGAGTAAGATTTTTCAGTACAGTCTATCGATTCCCAAGGCATCCTCTCACACAATTCATCACACGATTCAAATAAACGAGCAGGAATAAAAGTTGGTTCTGATGTTTTAAAATATTTTCTTTCCCGGAAAGGAGGCCAAGGACCTGTTAGTCCGATTGGAGTAATTTCTCTATACGCTTTTCCTGTGTAAAGACAGGCAAATGACGCTGAAGCTGCATCTGCACAATCCTTACTCCATGCCGAATTACAACAATAACTCAATCCAGGTTGCGAACAAACTGCAGATCTACAAACAGCATTGGGACACCATACTTTAGTCGGATCTTGATCTCCCGTTCCTGATCCTCCACTATTGGGACCATAAAAAGATATTCCTCTCCACGGTCCACTATATCCTGACCAAGTATTTGGGAACTGTTCCGAGGGATCTATTGGACCTCCTATTGGAAAATAAATCGACGCAAATCTCAGACCATTTTCCAAATAACCCAAGTCACACGCCTGTTTTATTGCTGGATCTGTCGGATTTATGCATAGCTCATCCGGATTAGGACATTCTTTAAGACATCTGTTTGAAACATTCTGTCTGTTTAAAACTCCAGATGCTCTTATGTCTGTTTTGTGCGCGATTATGTCCCATAATCCAACATTTCGTGTTATTCCAGGTATTTGGTCTGTTAACTTTCTGACCCATGTTCCATAAAGATTTTCAGGAGTTATTGCACCAGAAATATAGGCTTCATTCAAATATCCAAGTGGATTAATCCATCTGTCTTTATATTCTGCCCATCTGTTTATTATTTTGAAATCTGTTATTTTTTTTTCACCCGGCCATGGTGTTTTATTTACATTAGCCGGTTGTGGACACCGAAACGAGGGATAGTGAAAGATTTCTGTGTCTATTTCCATTCCCATATACCACCATTTATTTTCATCACAACAACAAAATGCCATAATGTTTTATCCGATCGTGTAATATCAATTAAAAGAAGTGTTTGTTAATATATTATTTATCTCAGTTTGGATCTGAGGATCATTTCCCAAGAAATTCAACCAACCGTCATATGGATCTCCAGGCAAATTCGTATAATTGTGATGTCCGTGTCTCCAAATATCACTCAAGTCTGTCGTTAATTGAGAATATAATTTTTGAGGTATAAAAATATTCTTTGGCAAGTGAATAGACCACCAAGATCTATGAGGTTTGATCTTTCGATGGGATCCCATGAGCAAGCCACTTCCCATGTGAGTCTTTCTTCTTTCTGGATCAGTGTCGGCAGATCTTTGTTTTGCCAGATCCTTTCCTTGCCATTTTTCTTCGGGAAGTTCCATTCCGGTATAAGAATCTGAATAAGACCACATTTGTCTTGGATCTTCTGCATAATACGGATATCGTGTTTCAAACATGGGTTCCGGCCAAAGATCCATTCCATTTCTGGATAATTCTGTTTGCGTTACTTCTGGGTTGTTTCCTTCTGTCAACCAATTATTTCTGTGATCATATCGGGATTCGATTTTGCTCTTTTTCACAGCAATATCGAAACCGTACGGATCCATTCCAATAAGTGCAATATTGTTTCTTATGCTTTGTCTACCAGAAGGACCCGGAGTAAGAGAAACTATATACGGAGCAAAATATTCAGATCCCATATCTCGAACAAATCCATTTGGAAAATCTTGAATTCTGTCTAATCCTATCGGAGTATTAAATTCCACTCTCACATAAGATGCTATTTCTTCTCGTTTAAGATTCGCTGGTTTTTTTGTTTGATTCAATTCAAACAACGTATACGGTTGCAAATCATTAATTTTAGGATCTGTTTCTAAAATGAGTCCGTCGCCTGTTATTCCGTAGAATGTTGTTTCGTATTTTTTATTTTTTATGATAAAATCAGTATTCAATTCTGATGTGTGTTTGTTTGTATAGTATCTTAGTTTCATTTGACGTTGAGTTGTTCTGAACTCTTTTCGGTCAAAATATAACCAATTTTGTTTGTATCCTTGTTTATAATACGGATTTGCTGTGTTTCCAGAATATGTTTGGGCGTTTTCTCCATCAAACCAAATGTTATACAACCACTGGCCCATACTTGCACCGGTGATTCCTTTTGCTTTTGCTAGAATTTCATATCTGCTGCCTCTGATTGGTTTTCTGGTGATTTTTTTAATCCCCTTTAATGTTATCGGTTGATTGAGTGTGGTTCCTCGAAAACCTTGTGCCGCTGGTCCTTTGAATATACTGGTTCCAGGTGTTTTTGAATAGAAAAATGAAGGTCTATTTATCCATTCGTTGTATTTTAGTGAAAGATTTGATATCAATCCCGTTTGAAGTTCTGTTTTGATTTTATCGAGTAAATAATTTTCGACACGCAATACATTCAATTGTCTGATTGCAATTTGCTTCAGGGCATATAATACATTTGGATTAAAGGCATATTCATTGTAGCATGCTCTTCCTATGCATTTTTCTTTCATTCCCCAAGACATTCCTTCGAACGTGATTCCAGCATCCTTTCCTCTGACAAATTTATCATTATAAATTTGATTGATCCAATTTGTTGAACTTACAATCTCGTCATCTGTTTCGCTGTGCTGTGGCCCGTAATTCATAGACAAGTTAGAAATCAATCCATCGTAGATTTCTTGATTTTTCTTATGAATTTCATTTGGTTGACTGCTTGCCCATTCGTGATTGAAATTGATTGATCGTAAACAAGTATACTGGGGAATTCGAAAATAAGGAACCATTCCTATTCCTTCCACGTTCAACATTGGTCCAGTTAAACCTGAATTTGGATCACCTGATTCTAAAACTGGCGAAGTTCCGGCTGGTCCTTCGCTCATTATACCGGACCACACTGGAATATCGGGTCCACCAAATTCTGGCTTGTAACCACACGGAACAGTTGGATATCCTATTTCTTGACCCCGATAATTTGCTAGATTATCGTTGGACATATGACGATACACGGTCCAAAAGTTGTTGACATCAGATATCAAATTGTTTTTGTCTCGATATTCGATGCAATGAGAACAAGGAACCAAATATCCTCCAATAAATTCAATGGAAAGTCGGATCCATTCATCTATTTTTGCACCAAAAGTTTGTATTATGGCGATTCTTTCATTATTTTCTGAAATTTTATTACCATATTTCAATAAACCTTTTTGTATAACTTCTGAATAGTAAGTAGACGATTGAAAATCCGATTGGAGATTATAAAATTTTCCTATATTTTCATTGTATGGAGGTTTACTCAAATCTACAGCAAATGTTAATCCATTTTGCCAATCTGTTCGTTCTGCGTCATAATTTATACCATCGGTAATGGAACCAGCTGCAACTATACGATAAGATCCACTGGAAGATCCTAAATCAATATGATCTTTTTCTGTGGGTTTGTTGACGAACAATCCATTTTTTCCAAACAAATCTTTCAAATCATATGAAATTCCGTCTATTATTAGTGGGTTTTGAATTGCTAGATTTTTAAACAATTCAACATCTGCACTTGATCCAATCGGTTCATCCATGCAACAAACGGTACATCTATACGCTTCCCATTTTCTTTTAATATTTTTTAGTTTATTGAATTTCAATCTTTTTTCTATTAGCGGTATTCGTATTTGGGTTTGTATTTTATAGAATAACGGAAAAGAAAAAGAAGTTATATCGTATTGTGGTTTCCATGAAATATCATTGTATCGATCATTTTTCTTCCCTAAATAATCCCACCAAAATTCGTTTGGAGTATTGTATGGAGACAAATCAAAATAACCAAAGTCTTCACGATTCATTATTTCCGTGACATTAAGTTTTTCTGCAATATTTATTTTCGAGGGATCTAATATTTGTTTTGCCCCGGCAACCACATGTTCTGTTTTATCAAAATGTTTAAAATAATCGTACTTGACTGTGGTATAAGTTAAACCGTAATTTGTATCTAAAAAATCAATATATTTGTTTGTGAAATCCGGATCTACTCTTTCGTATGAAGAAAAATAATGTTTTCCTTCGAGGGGAACAACCGGATTTACTTCAGAAACAGGAGTCAAACTCAGTATTCTGTTAGCTAAGTCAGAACCCTCTGAATCTACAATCAACTCTAGTACATCTTGTCTGCCCTGTTTTATCAAAGAATCTACAGATTTAAAATACCAATTCCCTCCGATATCAGACCACAGAAAAAAATTAACTTTTTGTTTATCCAAACTTACAGCATTTTTTGTGATTTCTCCCAACAACGAAACGAATCTTTGATGCTGAGTTTTTCTTTTATTTCCCGACACGAATTCCAAAGATTGATGTTTAATCCAAACTCCATTGGAAGTTTCTTCTATATCCTTGGAATCAAACTTTAGATTATTCTTGTTGAATAGGTTATGAATTAAACTTGGGATTTTCATGCTAAGTATTTAGTTTAGAAATCCAACCTATAAAGTCTTTGTTTATGAATTTGGGTTCATCGTTTTGTGGGGACTGATTTGGATTTTTAGGTTCTGGTATTTCTTGGATGTTTTTGAAATTTGCTAAAAATAGATCTTTATTCATAAAAGACATGGAATATGCACGCAGTTTTTGCACACTGTTCATCTTTTCGGACAATACTGCATCGTTTGTCAATAAATTTACATCCACTATTATTCCTCGAAATACGACCTCGTTTCCTGCTTTTCTGTATTTCAATTCTATGTCTTCGAATCCTTGTATGTTTAAATTTTCTATGAAATTTCCAACATCGTGGACTATCAATGTTCCAGTAACCAAAGGAGTTAGGATAGATTCTGTTATTGTTAAATTATTCAATATATCTATACCGTAATCCATTGTTCTTGGAAAAATAGAAAATTCTCCAAATCTATCAGAAATTAGTTTAATGCTCAAACTCTTTAATGAATCCAGAGGATGTATATCAGTCTCGTCATTTCCTGAGGATTGTAGTGTTGGCCAAGACATGAATTAAGGTATTTCCAATCTTGATCTGAGTACATTTATGGTCCAAACACGAGAACTGTTTTCAATAGAAAACGCGTCTCTCATTCCGCTTTGAATTTCACCGAGTGTATCGATATTTGGTATTTTTAATAACACATTGTCTCTTTGTTGTGTTTCGAATTGTTGTGTGTGTATTATATAATTGCCGTGACTGTTTCCGTCTGTCATATAAGAAAACAATAATGTTTTTTCGAAAGTTATTCCGTCTACAGTGGATGCAAATTGTGTGATGCCGGAACCAGAAACATTTGTGTACGGATTTTCCCAAATATTATTTTTTCTGAATTCTATAATACTGTCCAAAAAGGAAGTTTCTTTTTCCAGAGTTATTCCTGTGATTCCTGGGGGAGTCAACAAAGACAAAGTTCCAGATGCATCTTTTCGTGCAAACACAACAACATCATTTTCTTTTAAAAAAGTAGATCCTTCTGGTTGTATAATTGTTGCCTTTCTCAATATTGTGTCATAGTTGTATACTATGGAATACGGATGAACGTTACTGTCAAATGACGAAAATTGCGAACTTTTCAGAATGACGTCTCCTGGTTTTAATTTTAGATTTTTTATAAAAAAATAAGATCTTTTTCTTTTATTTTTATTTTGAAGATTCAATAGTTTTTCTGTTATTGGTTCTGGCATTTCATTGTCAAATAGTATGTTATTTGAGATATTTAAAATCCAATGAGATTCCGGTGAATCCAAATACTGTCGGGATATGTCTATTATATTTTCATATTGTTTAACTATATAATCGGTTTTTAACACATCATCTATTTCTATGAAATTACATCGAAATATATCAATTACTGGTGTAGAAAAATAATTTTCAAAAAAATTATATTCTGTTATTGGATGGGATTCGAAATATTTCATACATTGATCGCTATTTTATTAAAACATTTCATGTTACCCCTGGTCCGCTTATTTAGGCATTGCAGCTGCAGAAGATCTATTTCTGGGTCCATTAGACATAGGCATTGCAGAAGATCTATTTTCGGGTGGTTCAGGTCTTCGATATGCAGCTTGAATTTCTTGAAACGTCAGAGTAAATTTCAACTGTACCGGCCTAGAGTGTACATATGTTACAAACGACTCAGGAGACAGATTTAATGTTCGTTGGCTAGAAAATACATCCATTTTAGTCAAAAAACAGTGATTTACTAACGGAAAAAAATTATAGTTTGCCATTGAACTAGGAACTCCAGTAGAAACCCAAATTGCAAATCCCTTTGGGATGGATACTCGAAATGCTCGTCCTAATCCGGTTGACACAACTTCTTTCATGGGATGATGTTTTTCAGCTAAAAATTTCAAAATGTCACTTGCAATAGCAGACTGTTCATTTGAAGAACATACCAGATTTGCCGTTATTTGGAAAATTTTTTTCGCCATTACATCAAACAAAGCGTCAGTCACATCCAGTCTCCTATATCCTATGGAAGCATCTTTTTCATTGGTTTCCACATTTACAACCTCGACCTTTTTTCTAGTTTCCTCGTCTATATCTGGTTTGGTAGCATCGGAAATATCGTATCGACTAGCAACTAATCCCTTATCGTCAGCATTGCCGTATCCCAGTAAAGTTTTGATTGCTCCAATATTGTTTGCAAAACCGGCTTCTGTTCCCCAGTGGTGATCTACTGGCAGCGGAAAACTCACTTCGGGATCACCGTACAGAGTTTCAATTGTTTTAGCGAGATTATTGGAATTGACAGTAAACGTCCTAAAATTGATATAATTTATATTTGGATTATCGGGGTTTGGAATAAAATGAAGTGACATTTAAAATATATATAACAATATGGCCTATAAAACAAAATATATTGTCATAAACGATATGAAGTATATAGGAAACAACAAAGAGTTAAATTGCAGATCTTTATGGGAAAGACGATTTTGCAAATATCTTGACACAAATACGCGTGTCGTCAAGTGGGGATTTGAGTGTTTACGTATTCCGTATACTTCCCCAGTAGACAGAAAAACACACCACTATATTCCAGATTTTATAGTAGAAACAATAGACAACAATAACAAAAAATCAATAATAATGATTGAAATAAAACCACAAAAACAAACAAAAGACCCAAATCGCAGAAAACGAATTAAATTGGAAGAAGCTATAACCTACAGCATAAATGAGGCAAAATGGAACAGTGCAAAAGATTTTTGCAAGAATAACGGATGGTCTTTTAAAATATTAACAGAAAAGGAATTATTTTCGTGAAATTTGATCCAAGTTTAAATTTAAATCAAATAAGAGCGACAATAGACCAACAACTGCAATACAGTTTTGCCTACAAAGTATTTATTGCCAAAATAAGTAGCGATTTTTTATATCCCCTTTCGGTAAAAATATCAAACAATAGAGCAGAAGATTTTCTGTCTCAATTTTATGGAGGAAGTAGAGTCAATATTCCAACCACACAAATATCTCCCGCCACAATCGCATTGACTTTCTTATTCGATAAAGAATTGAAAGTATATACCAATTTTCTTGAATTCTTTTCCAAGAGTGCCGGAAACAGCAGTACAGAAACCGGCGATATATTTGAAAAAGAAGATTATGACACAGATTATTTTTATTCTAGTCTACAAATAATGTTCTTAAAATCTAATGCGTCCACAAATACATCTTTGTGGTACAGAGAGATTGTTCCGTTCTCTATGGAAGAACAAAGCTTCAGTGCAGATTTAAACGAAGTTAATGGAATTGCCACATACACTGTAGTTTTTCAATCACCATATCCTCCCATCATAAAAACACCGGCGAAGAACAATAACTAACTATAAATAATGCAGAAAGGCGATATATGACACTAATAAATTTGATTAAAAATTCATACCCTAAATTTACAACCAAAATTCCTTCTTCCAAGCAACAGATTTTTTTTAGACCACTCATAGTAAAAGAAGAAAAACAGTTATTATCTATTCAAGAGTTTGGTTCTGATTTAGAAAAATTAAACACGATAATAGAATTAATAAAATCTTGTTATGAAGATATAAATCTTGATACTGTATCTGTAACTGATTTGACTTATCTGTTTATCCAGTTGCGAATAAAATCCATAGGAAATGAAATAAATACCAATTTAGTTTGCCCATATACAAAGGAAGTTGTTCCGATTGTTATTGATCTAGAATCGGTTGAATACACAGAATCTAAAAATTCTTCAAATTTCGTCGAGTTGTCGCCGACGCTTGGGATAAAACTAACAGAACCAATGACCAATAGTTTAATTAACAATTCAACAGATTCGAATGATATATTGAATGTAGTTTTGACATGCATGGAATCTGTGGATACTGATTCCGAGCACATATCGTGCAAAGATCAAACGAAAGAAGAGTTAGAATTATTCTTGAATTCCTTGACAAAGGAACAATTTTCTAAACTAATACAATTCTTCGAGAATGCCAGTAAAATAGAAAAGAAAATAAATTATAAAACCTCTGATGGAGTAGAAAGAGAACTCACAATGAAAGGAATCCTAGATTTTTTCGTATAAGCCTCAGTCATATGGGGCTAATGGAACTTTTAAAACTGCAATTCATACTTTCGAATGAATATTTTTTATCAATTTCTGATTTTGAATCGATGATGGTTTGGGAAAGAATAGTCTATGCAGATATGCTTAAGGCTAATATAGAAGAAAAAAATATGAAAACACGAGAAGAAAATGCCAGAAGAAATAACAGAAGATGATTAACCAAGATTATTTCAACGAAATCAATGAAAAACTTGGATCACTCTTTCGATTGCGTAGTGATTTTTCTTTAATAAATTCTTCTATTACATTTTTGAATGATTTAGTCTTGGACGATTTACAACCACAAGAAGAATATCCTGCAATAAAAAGAGAATATAAACCGTCTATACAAAATAAAAATTTATCAAATTTATTTTTAAATAAACATCAAACAAAACAATTAAATAACTTTACAAATGATAAAAATATCCCAGTAAAATTAAAAAATAAGAAATCGAATATTTCTTCTGATTTGGAATTTATTTTTTTAAAAAACAATATACAAAATAACGAATCACCAGATAAACCAAAAACAACTCAATTTGTTCCTGTGACTTCTTCTGTTACACTGCCTGAAGCATCAAAAACTAATACAACAACCGAATCACCAGATAAACCAAAATCAAC